TATGATTGCAGAGCTTAAAGAGAAGCTAACAAATTTAGAAGCCCTGCGTGAAAGTCTAAAGGCTGAATTATCTGGGGTATCTGGAAACCTATCAAGTTCCCAAAATGAAATCAATGGACTGAAAGACCTTCTCGGAAGAGTTGAAGGCGAAAAGGGTTCGCTTTCTTCTAGGATAGAAAACCTGCTTGTTTTAATTGGCAAAAAGGATAAGTTAATCGAAGGCTCAGAACATTACCTTGATGATATGACTGGCGGAAACGGCGACACTGTAGAAAACGTTAGTCTAACCCTAGGCGGCATAAGCCTTGGGGCGTTGGCTCTAAAATATGGAGTGCCTTTGGTACTAGGAAGAATTGGAAGAAGGCGTCGAAGGAAAGAAGAAGAAGAAGAAGAAGAACAAGAAAATGAAGGAAACCACGACAATGACATGGGGGGATTGGGGTATAATAGTGATGATGGCCGTGATTGTGAATCCAAGAAACATAAGCATGTTCATGAACACTTTCACAAATATGAACATCCCAATGGCGGGTTTGTCATGACGCCAGATGAGCTTCCAAATCCTCAAACTACTTACGAGATAGATGAAAACTTGAAGAATCAAGTAGAAGGGAACAGCGGACTCAATCCGGGCTTTATTCCCTATGGTCTTCCAGTTTCTTCGCCATACTATCAACAACCAGTAGCTGCTCATGGCCTCCCGCCTCAGTTTATTAACATTCCTTTCGCTACAAGAAAGAAAGTTACCGCTGAGCAAATTATGACTATAATTGGAGAACTAGTCAACGAATATACTGATGACCAAACCATGACTGTTAATCAAATTAACACGCTACTTAGACAAAGATTGAAAGAAAAATTTAACGTCGACTAATCCCATAAGGAGGGTATTAAACATGTCCGACAATTTACTAATTCCAGTTCATGACGCCATTCTTCCCTACATGTTCCAAGGCGTCAAGTGGGCAATTCCCAATGTTGGCGACAACAAGGAAACTCACAACCTAGCTATGGCCAGACTTTTTGAAAAAGTTGGCGAGCACGTTCAGGCTTTTAGTGTTCGCACTGACTGCTTCGTTCCCGGTCCCCCGACGCTAGGCGCTGTAAAGCACCACCACAACATGTTTGTTCGTTTGTGTAATCTGATTGACACAAACACCAAACGTGATAACATGGAGAGACTTGAAGCTCATCACATTACTCACGAACGTAGAGCTTTTAAGATTTATCCCGTTCGATACTTTGATGTAAAGAATGACTACTGTCGTAGGTGGATTGAGCTTTGCCTACAGGCCATGAGCAACATTTCCCAGTTGACTGAAAATACTTGGGCAAATGACTGGTCAGAAGCTACCGGCAAGGAAATGAAGAAGCTTTTCCGCGAAGGCTATCGCCTAATGTGCGTAGAGCTATTTAATGTGCCCGTTATTGAAGCCGAAAAGGTTTTTGATGACAGCACTCCATTCTTCTTGACAAAGAATCATTTTGAAACTTATGATGTTGGACATATCCCAACAATCGAATGGATTAAACATCCTGCTCTAGGTGGTGAATTTACTGAAGACGAACTTCGCCCAATCTCAACCAATAACGTTCCAGTTGCTCCCGGCGTTGCCGAGAACGACGCCAATACTCCACAGAGAGAATTGGAAAGACGTATGCAGGGTGGCGAGGTTATTGAATAAGTAACTTCAACCCGTTCTTAATTAAAGATACAAAGGAAGGATTCCGATGAAGAAGATTTTTTGGACAGGATTGCTATCTATTTTCGTCTTTGCTACGAACGTCCTCGCTCAGGACAATCAACTGTATCAACATCTACAGGATGTTTCAGTTACTGTTAAGTCTGGGTTCGGTGAAGGCTCTGGCGTTATTGTTACGCGAGAGGTTGAAGTGGCTCCCGATGTTAAGAAGAATGTCAACTTTGTATGGACCGCTGCACACGTAGTAGACGGACTAAGGTCTGTCAGGGTAGAAATCAAGAATGGCAAACCTCAGACAGTTGTTGAGTTCAAAGATGCTCAGATTGTCAAAGAGCTAGTTGAAGATGGCCGCCGTGTTGGCGAAATCAAGATGGAAGCCAAAGTTATCAAATACTCCGACGCAGAAAACGGAGAAGACTTGGCTCTCTTGATGGTTAGAAAGAAAGGCTTTATCGACAAGACTGTTACTTTCTATAAGAACGAAGGCAAGCCAGTGGCTATTGGCACTGAATTATATCATGTTGGAAGTTTACTAGGACAAATAGGCTCAAATTCGATGACGAGAGGAATTTGCTCTCAGGTTGGCAGAGTTCTTGATTTGGGCAATGGCGATGGAGTTGTGTTTGACCAAACAACAGTTACCGCATTTCCGGGTTCTAGTGGCGGTGGAGTATTTCTAAGCGAAAGGTCTGGAAAAAAGGCTGGCCAGTATGTGGGGATGCTTGTTAGAGGGGCCGGTGAAACTTTCAACCTAATTGTACCGGTTAGAAGAATGAGAAAGTACGGTAAGGAAGAAGGGGTTCTGTGGGCTATTGACACAGATGTAAAGGTTCCCTCCCTGAAAGAAGTCCTCTCTCTAAACCCAGAAGAAAGCTCACCAACGCCTAATTCAAATAACGAGAAGAGCGTACCCACAAAAGATGGTTTGAGATTTCCCGTTCTTCCGGTAACCAGAGAGTCAAATAAGAACACTAGACTCCCAGACACAAAGAAGCCACTACGATGAAAACCACAACCAATCTCTTGCTTCTTTTTCTTTCTTGTACAGCGGCCAATATTGGGCTGTCTTTATATTATTTTGAATCAAAAAAGAAAGAAGCAAGACCGCCCCAAAAATCGGTCTCTGTTGTTGGGCATGAAGCCGCAGCAATAGCCTCTGCTTTAGAAAATGTACATAAGCAAACTGTTTATAGAGATACCGTTACGGTGCAACAGGTTCTTAAAATTCAGCACCACCTCAATATGCACGAGAAAAGAGTACCGATGTGTCCCGATTGCAGAGCGGGAAATAGAACTATGGAATATAAATACACCATGGATGATTTTAGATGAAACGGATTTCGTATCACCTTTTACTGAGGAGAAACAATGTCTGAGAAGCTCGCACTACTACTAAAGTCTAGAAGATTTTGGGTCGCTGTTGGTGGCCTCGTCGTCATTACCACAAACATCTTCGGTCTAGACCTTAATCCAGAGCAAGTTAATAACATCGTTCTTATTGGCGGTGCTTGGATTGTTGGTGACAGTCTAAGAAGCTCTTAAAGGAAAAAAATGTCTTTAGGAAATTGGGAAGAACCTCTAACAAGGATAGTCAATTATTTAGTTCCACCGGAAAGCCGAAAGAAGACACTGTCTTGTGCAGAGCTATTTAAAAGCCTGCACGATGAGTCAGGGGTCACCATTTCAAGCCTTGACACCGTCGCAGAGGTGTGCAAAAATGAGGGGGATTCTCATTTTGCGACTGCTGCAAAGTGCCTTGGTTTTCGGGGGGACTATGATATAGTCTCCGAAGCTTCACAGCTTAAACAGGAATACGACCTCTGTCTTATTCCTAAAAACCTTAAGCCAAAACAGAAAGGCAGTATTGTAGCTAAGCACATACTAAAGAAGTAAAATGGGAAAAACTGTAAGAAAGAAAAGCAAGCGCGATAAAAAGCGATTAAAAAGAGAAAACCGCAGCCGAAAGAATAAGCGAAGCAATGACAGAGAGACCGTCATGGGATGAGTACTTCATGGGCATGGCTCGTTATGCTTCCACAAGAAGTCATGACTCTCAAACTAAAGTTGGTTGCGTTATAGTTGGTAGTCCAAACGTAGTTGTTGGAGTTGGGTACAACGGCTTTTGTACTAATGTTAAAGAAGAGGGACTTCCCACTACCAGACCTGATAAATATCCATTTATTGTACACGCAGAAGCTAACGCTATAAGCAATCTAGTTGTCAAGCAAATTGATTACTACAAAGCTTACATTACACACCTACCCTGTGCTAATTGCGCAAAGCTGTTGTGGCAAAGCGGTGTTCACGAATGGTATGTTCCGAAAGGGTCTAAGGCCCATGGAGAAACAGAGGAAGACAAAATTGTCTATGAACATCTTATAGATAACGGATTAGAAATTACATATCTAGATATGTCAGGCCGCTGGGATGGTCTTTTCTTCTAAAAATAATGGCGACTAAAATATTCCATATATGTACCACTTAAGCACTTAAGAAAAATGAAACAACCTGCAAATGGCTGGACCACAGAAGTAGAAATAAAAAGAGTGTATGACGGAGACACTCTCATAGTAGACGTACGTAGAATCCTAACAGTTAGACTGAAAGATTGTTGGTGTTCAGAAATTAGAACTAGGAATAAAGATGAAAAGAAAAAAGGAATCGCGGCCAGAAATCATTTAAGAGAAATTTTGTCTGAAAATAAAAATCAAGATACCGGAAAATTGAAATACGCAAAGGCTGTCCTCCACATACCAGCTGATGAAGACTCTGAGATTAAGGATGTGTTTACTTTCGGAAGGGTTTTGGGACATATCTTCATAGATGGCAAAGACGTATCAGAAATCATGATAGAGTCTGGACATGCTACAAAAGAAAAAGACAGGAAGAACTGATGTCAGTAGCGGAGCTACAGAACTACACTTTTGTTGGCAAATACGCCAGATGGATTCCCGAAAAGAAAAGAAGAGAAACGTGGAAGGAAAGTGTAGAACGTGTTAAAAGCATGATGCTTGAGTCCTACCCCTCTGCCACAGAGGAAATTGAATGGGCTTATGATATGATGAATAGCAAGCGCGTTCTGGGTTCTCAACGCGCCCTCCAATTTGGAGGCCCCCCCGTGTTAAAACATAATGCGAGAATTTACAATTGCATAGCCTCCTATGTAGATAGGCCGGAGTTTTTTCAGGAATGCATGTATCTTCTCTTGTGTGGTTGTGGCACTGGGTTCTCTGTCCAGAAGCATCATGTAGAAAAGTTGCCCAAGCTAGTCCACAAGAAGGATGGTACTAAAAAATTTATCATTCCAGACACAATAGAAGGATGGTCTGACGCTGTTGGCGTTTTAGTCAACAGCTATTTCCAGCAAGATGATTTTTTTCCAGACTATGCGGGCAAAACAATATTATTTGACTACTCTGAAATCAGGCCCGCTGGTTCATATCTAAGCTCAAGCTCTGGCAAGGCGCCCGGTCCTGAGCCATTGAAAAAAGCCCTGACAAATATTAAGAAAGTTTTAGACAAATCATTAAAGGATGCATTATTTTCAAACAGAAAGCTGAAACCGATAGATGTCTATGACGTTGTTATGCACGCTGCTGATGCTGTTATTTCTGGTGGTGTACGTAGGAGTGCTACGATTTGTCTTTTTTCACCAGATGACAAAGAGATGGCACTGGCAAAAACTGGCAATTGGTTTCATGATAATCCTCAACGCGGTCGCTCTAACAACTCTGCTCTTTTACTGCGTGGTGAAACCAGTCCTGCACAATTTGCATCATTGATGGAAGCGGTCAAGGAGTTCGGGGAGCCGGGATTTGTATGGGCAGATTCCACTGAGATTATTGTAAACCCATGTGTTGAGATTGGACTCTATCCCGTAGACGAGAAGACGGGAGAGACGGGCTGGCAAGCGTGCAATCTTAGCACCATTAACTGTGCAAGAATAAAGACCAAGGAGGAGTTCTTTGAATCTTGCAGAGCGGCGTCCATCATTGGAACCCTACAAGCTGGATTCTCAAAGATGTCCTACTTGGGAGAAGTTACCGAGAGAATCCTGAGAAGAGAGGCTCTTCTCGGTGTTTCTATGACAGGAATCATGGAACGCCACGATATTTGTTTGGACCCCGACATTCAAAAGGAAGGCGCTAGGGTTGTTAAGAAAACGAATAGAGAGCTTGCTAAGAAAATCGGAATTAATACAGCAGCTAGGACTACTTGTGTCAAGCCTGAAGGGACTGCTAGTTGTATTCTTGGTACTAGTTCTGGCATCCATCCTCATCATGCCAAGCGTTATATTAGACGTGTACAGGCTAATAAGATGGAGGATATATATCAACACTTTAAGAAAACAAATCAGAGAGCATGCGAAGAGTCGGTTTGGTCCGCAAACGACAGTGACGACGTAATCTGCTTTTGCATAGAGGTTCCTGCCGGTTCTAAATTGAAGAATCAGATTGGTGCTATTGGTCTCTTGGAATATGTAAAAAGCACACAGCAGAACTGGGTCATGGCCGGAAGAAATGACTCTCTTTGTATTAAACCGTTTCTGCAACACAACGTGTCTAACACAATCAACGTAAAGCCAGAAGAATGGGAAGACGTAGAGAAATTTATCTACAAAAACAGAAAGTATTTTTGTGGCGTCTCTCTGCTTCCATTGAGTGGAGATAAGGACTATCCGCAAGCACCGTTCACGACGGTGTATCTTCCCAGCGAAATGGTATCGCACTACGGCGACGGCGCGATGTTTGTTAGCGGGTTAATTGAAGTTGCACTTAACCTCTGGGAAGATAACCTATGGTCAGCTTGTGATGGACTGTTGGGAGTAGGAACTAGAATTAAAGGCAACGGAAAAAGAGAATGGGTTGAGCGCTGCAAAAAGTTTGCCAAAAAGTATATGGATGGAGACGTCAAAAGACTTACATATTGCATGAAAGATGTCTACAATTGGAAAGAGTGGGTAGATATGAAGAGAGAGTATACCGCAGTAGAGTATACTAATTGCATAGAGGAACATGACAACACTACGCCAGAGCAAGAGATTGCCTGTGCTGGTGGAGCCTGTGAAATTATCTAGGAAGCCCAATGTCAAGCACCAAAAATATAAAAACGCCACCCTTCATGCAGAGAACACCAGAGGGTGACAAAGTCCTACAGGCCACCGTATTGCGTCTTAATGAGGCTATAGACGTTGGGAAAGGATTCATGGTCCACATATCATATGCACATGAGGGAAAAGTTTTCCATTTTAATGGACGATACAACTTCCCCTCTCCCGATATGCCCATGTGTTCTTCAAGTTTTGGACAGTTTATCACAGAGGAGAAGGAAAAAGACGACGAGGAGATGTCTAATGACAAATCAGCCACTAAGGGTAAAAAGGCTGACTGAGACAGCCAAACTACCCACAAAAGCTCATGACACAGACGCCGGAATAGACTTATATTCTGACGAGGACTTGGAGATTAGGTCGGGAAGAACCGTATTAGTCTCTACGGGAATCTCTATGGCGATTCCTGATGATTACGCTGGATTAATATGGGACCGTTCTTCTATGGGTGTAAAGGGGTTACACCGATTTGCTGGAGTGGTTGACAGTGGATATAGGGGAGAAGTAAAGGTCTGTATTTCTAATATGGGCTACGGAACAACAGAGTGGCCATTCGATAATAAGTCTTATTTTATTAGTCGCGGTGACAAAATAGCTCAAATTTTAATACAAGAAGTACCAAACTTTCGGGTAGAGGAAGTTAACGATTTGGATAGCACTGACAGAGGAGAAGGGGGTTTTGGTAGTTCTGGCAAATAAAGAGGTAAAATGAAAAAGCCAAAGTCAAAGTCAGAACTTAATAAGCATGTTCATAGTAGGCACAGTCTATCTCCTAAAACTTCTAACCAAGCTGGATACATAAGGGCAATAGTAGAGAACGACGTTACAATATGTTCCGGGCCAGCAGGTAGCGGAAAAACAACTATATGTGTTGGCCTAGCCTGTGAGCATTTATTAGCTGGAAAGATAGAAAAGATAATAATCGCGCGGCCAGTAGTTGAGTCTGGTGGCGGATTAGGCTATCTCCCCGGTTCTTTTCATGACAAGATATATCCATACCTAGTTCCTGTTATGGATGAAATGTCTAAATACATATCTAGTAGCGGCATAGACTACATAAAGAAAAATAATATCCTTGAAGTCTGTCCTCTAGAATATATGAGAGGAAGAAACTTTCACAACTCATTTATTATATTAGACGAGGCCCAGAACGCCACGATAGAACAGATAAAAATGTTCGTTACTCGTCTGGGAAGAAAGTCAAAAGCGGTAGTGAATGGAGACGTGAACCAAACCGACCTTCCAAACCGTGTGCGAGGAGGGCTGTCTACGTGTATATCATGTTTACGTGGTCTGCACGGGGTTGGTATAGTGGAGCTTGACGATGACGATGTTATTAGGCATGGAATTATATCCGCAATCCTTTATAGACTAGAAGATGCGCAAAGTTCAGGCTAAAGAAAATTTAGAGCATATTATAGACCTTACAGAGAAGCACTCTGTCTTTACTGGAAATGTTGTTAAGACGCTTTCAGAAGACCTACTCTTCTTAAGAAATAAATGTGAAGAGCTTCTAGATAACCCTGAAGAAAGCGAATCTGTAATAGAGGACATAAAGAAGGCTGTCGGGAGGTAAGATGCCTTTATATGAATATCTATGCTCTGAGTGTGAACACAGATTTACAATCACACAGAGTATGAAAGATTCGAAGAAAAAGAAATGCCCGGAATGCGGAAGGCATAAACTAGAAAGAGTTCTTGGAAGTCCTCATATCTTTGTAAGAGGAGAGCCTCAAACTCTTGGACACTGGGCTGAAAGAAACACTAAGAAGCTTGGAAGATATGAACTGGACGACAGAAAAGAAAGAGACAAGGTAGATGAAAAGAAGCCGGGAAAAAAGAAGCTAGACAGAGAGCTTAGAAGCATGACGGAAGAACAAAGACAAAGATATATACAGAAGGGAAAAAAATAATGGGAAACTCTGCTCCACACAGGGCTATAATTTACTGCCAGCTTGGCGTGCATGAGGTTATGAAAACGGGAGAATGCAGTGGTGACACGATAGACCCAGAGGATTTAAAGAAGTCTGGGCTGGATGAAACCTTCGTTCTCTGGGTTGATGGGGTCGACAAGTATGATTGCATTAAGAATACTGTCAATCAGATAAGAAATTTTATGGGGAAAGAAGATGGATGAAGATATACTAAAGTCTTTTGAAAAAGACCTTCCAAAAATTACAACAATCACATGCTATACCACCAAGGGAGATATAGTCTCAGAGAAAAGCAAGCTTGCTTATGCAAAACAAATAGTGAATGGAAAAACCGGAATCTCTACATTCTTTGTTAAGGCTGGAAGAGGCCGACTATTCGACCCTTGGGGAACATATGCAAGCAAGGCAAACTCCATAGAATTCCCCCTCAAAAAAGTTTCAGAAAACGTATATAGAAACTATATGACGTATCTGAAAACAAGAAATGGAAGATTTTTAACCACAGCAGAAAGGTATATGTTTGATGTCTAAGAGAAAAGGACCACTGACCAAGGCAGAAAAATTTTATATAGATAATCATCTAGATACTTCAGTAAAGGAACTCGCAGAAGAGCTAAACAGAAGCGAAAAGATTGTCAAAAACCGCATTGGAACTCAGCCCGAAGATTCTTCCGAACAAACAGAAGAAGACAGCAGCATGAAGGTTGGAAATCTGATGGCAAGAAAGGAGGACAGGGGTGTTACTACCATGACCCCCCAAGCCTCGATGCTTTCTGATGAAAAGAGACCTGAATACCTCAAGAACAGACAGCATAACAGACACAGCCAATCGATTCATAAAATTAAGCCAGACAATGACAGCTAGCATATGCACAGAGCCTGATGTATATCTAGGACAGTGTTGCGATAAGAGTGTCATATGGTCTGTTGTTCTTTCTGACGGTACGACAGTATTTCAAGATGACTATAGGCCGGGTGTTTATCCAGAAAGCGCTTGGATAAGGCTTAAGCAGCACTGTCAAGATACGGGTCTCTTTATAAAGAGTATGAAAGTTGCTTTTCGTTCTCATGAAATTGATATCGGAGAAGATGCGGATGGATTTTATTTCTGCAAGGGCGCGTCTGCATTTATGACATCAAATATAACAAATGAATTATATATAGTTGGAACCTTGAATGATGGAATGCTTCGTGTTGAAAAATGGAAAGTTCCCGAACTTATAAAAGAGGGAACCGAACTTAGAAACGCAACTATCGCAGGTGATTGTTTAATATCAAGATATGACAAAGAATAGAAGCGAAAGTAGTCGGTACAAATCTCCCTCCACGGGGGACTATTGTACGTCTGCTCAATATGTGGCAGAGCTTATGTGCCAAAGGATGGCTGAGAAATCTAATGAAGGTTCTTTGGCGTATAAGTTCTGGAATACTCCCAAGTGGAAAAAAACTTACCAGCTTCAGGTCATAGAAGCAAATCGTCTTACAAATAAGCACGACGACAGAGCCGTGGTCGCTGCTCTCAATACGGCTCGTGGAAAAAAAATATATTCACTGAGATTCCCCGGACTAGAAGACCTTATTAGGGCAGAAGAAGCCCGGCTACAAAAAGAGTCTTCGTCTGCTAAAGAGTACAAAGACTCTACTGAATCTCAACCAAGGAAACCTTACGGAAAACAAACGAAGATAGGAAAACTGAGGGAACTAGATGGCTAAGACATCGGATTTTAACGACGAGACTACCCGAGAGGTAATGAAGAAATACGGTAAGGTAGTTAGGAGTGGAACTGCCGTATTTGATGAAAGCGAAAATCTAGAGGTTATTCCTTTTACACCGGCGCTTGATTTGGCTCTGGGTGGTGGCATAAAGGAAGGTAGCTGGGTAATACTCACTGGAGACCCAAAGAGTGGCAAGACAACGACCGCCTTGCAGTTTGCTGCAACTTGTCAAAGCAAAGAACATGGCGAGAGGCCAATAGTATATATTAATGCCGAGGGAAGACTTAAAGCCATGAACCTTGGTGGTATCAAGGGCCTTGAAAAAGAAAAAATAAAAATCGTTGAGTCTGAAGACGAACCAATTAGTGCTGAAGACTACCTTGACATAGTCGAGAAGTATGTCAGAGCCGAGCCTAACTGTGTTGTGATTATAGACTCCGTGTCTTCTTTAATTCCGTCCAGAGAACTAATGGACGAAGTGAGTGGCCAGTTTAGAGCAGGGCTACCTAAGATATTAAGTAACTTTACCAAGCGTCTTGGCAATGTTGTCCCTAGGCAAAAAAGTATCATTATAATGATAACCCACTTTATTGCCAACACAACTGGATATGGAAAAACTAAGATAGCCGACAGCGGCGTAAAGATTAGGTATCAAGTCGACACTCACTTAGAGATAAAGAATACAAGACCTTGGGAAGCCGGGGGAAAACAGATTGGCCAGATGGTCAACTGGAGAGTCCTCTGCTCCTCTGCCGGTGGGTTCCCCGGAGGCGAGGCTCAAAGCTGGATTAAATACGGAATTGGAATAGACAGGACTCAAGAAATCATAAACATGGCTCTTGAGTTTGGCTTGGTTTCAAAAGCTGGCGCTTGGTATAGGTGTGATTTCGTTCTAGAAGAAGAGAAGAATCTTATCAACCCGTCTGTTTCCAAGCTTCTTTCTGATAATGAAGTTGACTCATCAAACATAGAATCAGTGACCAAGTTCTTTAAATTTCAAGGACAGGAGCGCCTGTACAACTTCTTAGAAGGGAGCGGCTTCCTTATGGAAATTCTTGAGAATGACATCAGGGAGATGCTGTGAGGGTAGTCGGGCTGGACGGGAGGGAGTGCGGATGGAACTTCTCCAAGGACTCCAAACGACGCCGCTCTCGCAAGGCTTCCGCTCCCCACAAACTGGCCAGATTGACCTTGCGTGACCTGTTTCCACGGTCTATAATACTTGAGGAAGTTTCCCTTCCCGGTACAAGGACTGCTACTAGAAATTCTATATTATATGCAGATTTCTTTATCCCAGATAGACCACTAATAGTAGAAGTTCACGGAGAACAGCACTATTCATATAATGAATTTTACCATAAGAGCAAGAGAGACTTTTATCAATCAAAGGCTAGAGACAGAGACAAACAAGAATGGTGTAGCATTAATAATATTTACATGGCGATACTAGATTACAGAGAAGGTTCAGATGAGTGGAGAAAATCAATCCTTAACGCCATCGGAACGTCTGGCTAAATTCGAACAGTCTGTAGATAACTACATAAACTCAAAGTCTCTGAATGTCGTAGGTTTTAACCTAGAGGCGGCAGAGGCTTTAAATCTTACTACAGTGGCGCTTTCTAATCTAACGTCTGAAGAATGCTTGCATAAATCATATGTTCTTTATGGCTATGCCAACTATCTGCAAGACGAGCATAACCAGAACATAGTAAAGCTAAACTTTGCTTTAGACAATATAAGAAGAATAGTCTCTGTAGAGATAGACCAGTATGGCAAGTATACTAAGCATGATATAAAACAGCAGCAAATTATTAATCAAAATCCGTTTGCAGAAAAATTAGAAACAATTAGAAGGCACGCACAAGCAAGGGTCGATAGGCTTCAGGAAAAAATAAGAGATGTCAGAAAGATGGCAGATGTTTTAACAGAACTAAGTAAGAGGAAGGCATACTCATGAGCAGTCCCATTGACCTAATAAGGGAAGGCATTCAGAAAAACGACATGAGTGTCGTAGCAAAGGGGTTCAAAAATTTAACAGGGGAGAATGTAGAACATAACGCTGATGAAGTCGGGACTAAATTGGAAAAACATTCCCTCGCGGATGAAGTTGTTTCATCTCACAAAGAAGATTTCATAGCCCCGTCCCGAAACGAAGAGACGGCCCAGTCTTACACGGGAGGAAGAACTAGGTCTGAACCGATTTATAGAGGAGAGAGAGAAAACGAATGGACTGATGATGGGTCTATTGTATCAGAAGATGAAAAAAATCTTATAGATGATTCTTTCAATCCGCCGGTTCCTAGAACCAGAAGGAAGTCAATCAAAGCAGATGTAACGTGTAGTAAGTGTGCAAAAAGTTATAAAGTTAGTCCAATCCTTAAAAGGGATTTTTACGTATGTGAAAGGTGTGTCGGTTAATGTCGCAGAGCTTGTTGCAGAATCCGGCGGCAGAAAGGGCGGTGCTGTCTGGAATATGCTCCTATGGTATTGATGCCTTTGTAGATGTAGACGGTATAGTAGAGTCAGACAGTTTTGTTATCGAAGAAAATCAGATAATCTACAAATGCCTAAAGAAGGTATTTGAAGAATCTTCAGTAATAGATATCTCGTCTATACTTGCCGCAGCAAACGACTTAGGATTTAGTGAAAACTTTAAAGACAAAGAGGCAGTAGAACATCTTCGTGGAGTGTATAATTTTCCAATCGAATTGGAGAATGTAAGAAACCACGCAGTCAAGATAAGAAAACTTCAACTAGCCAGAGATATACAAAGACAAGTAAAAATTGTCCACGCCAACATCTCCAATATCACCGGAGACGAAAGTGTAAACGAAATAATTAGCATTGCGGAAGCTCCAATCATGGAGTTGTCCCATGCTTTTAATAGGTCTGATGATGACAAACCTGACAAGATTGGTTCAGAGATAGAAGAGTATGTTGCGCACTTGGAAGAAAACCCAACCGAGATGGTTGGAATCTCTAGTGGGTACGCAAGGTATGATGAAGCCATAGGTGGCGGGTTTAGAAGAAAGTGTGTTGACTTAGTTGCGGCAAGGCCCAAAGTAGGAAAGAGCGTATTTGCAGACAACGTGGCCCTTCATGTGGCAGGAAAGCTCAAGATACCTGTCCTGATGCTGGACACCGAAATGTCAAAGGAGGACCACCTAAACAGGATTCTTGCCAACCTTAGTGATACTAGCATCAATGATATTTCTACTGGAAGCTTTGCAGAAAATGACTGTGTTAGGTCTAAAGTAAGGGAAGCCGCAAGCGAAGTTCAAGACATCCCGTATGACTATATCAGCATAGCTGGAAGGTCTTTTGAAGAAACCCTTTCGATTATGAGAAGGTGGATTTTTCAGAAGGTTGGCTTTGATGAAAATGGCCGCGTAAACGATTGCCTGATTGTATACGACTATCTGAAACTAATGTCTTCTGGGCAAATTAGCGACAGTCTCAGGGAGTTCCAAATCCTTGGTTTCCAGATGACATCTCTCCACAACTTCTGTGTTCAATATGATTGTCCGTGTTTGTCCTTTGTTCAGTTAAACAGAGATGGCATAACCAGAGAGACTACTGATGTTGTTAGCGGGTCCGACAGACTCATCTGGCTCTGTACAAGTTTTTCCATCTTTAAAAATAAGAGCATAGAAGAAGTAGCAGAAGACGGTGATAATAATGGAAACAAGAAATTGGTTCCAATCATATGTCGCCATGGGCCAGCGCTTAGTGATACTGACTATATAAACATGACGATGAATGGAGAGCAAGCTAAACTTATTGAGGGGAAAACTAGAAACGAAGTTAAATTGAAAACTAGAGAGAAGGATGAAGGGTTCATAGTCAATGGCGATATTGAGTCAGAGTCGGAAGAAGATACAGGCCAAAGCTTGGAGAGGCTATCGGAAATCATCAATGAAGGAAAAGAATAGCAACTCTAAGATAGAACATCTTCAAGGCCACATGAGGTCAAGAATTAGGGATATACTTGACTATTTTAATATTGAATATAGAGAATACGACGAGTGGATTTCTTGCCCATGTCCCATACATGGCGGTGATAACCCTACCGGTTTTACTATAACTATTGATGGCGATGAAGAATATCTAGGCTTCTGGAGATGCTGGACAAGGGCATGTGAAAAAGAATATTACAATGATATCTTGGGTCTTATCCGAGGACTTCTGAGCATAGAGAAAGGCGACGACGCCTCTTTCTCAGAAGTGGTCAGCTTCTGTGAAAAATTTATTGGGGAGGACATACTAGAACCACCCCCTCCACCAAAGACGAGCAGAGAATTTCTTTCTTCCGTAAATGTTTTAAATCAGGGTACAGAGCAGAACAAAACAAATATAACCAGAGAGAGAGTAAGAGAAAGAATATCTATCCCGTCTGAGTACTATCTTAATAGAGGATTTCTGCCGGAAACGCTAGATAAATATGATGTGGGATACTGTAACGATAGAAGCAAGCCAATGTACAGCAGGGTGGTTGTTCCTGTATATGATGACAATCATGAATATATGATTGGATGTGTAGGAAGAAGAACCAATAGCAATACAATGGGAAAGTGGATAAATAGCAAGGGATTCAAAAAAAGCACCTGCTTATATAACTACTGGTATGCAAAAGAACATGTCCTGAGAAGCAAGACGGCCATACTTGTGGAGGGTCAGGGAGATGTCTGGAGACTGGGTGAGGCAGGAATTTTCAACGCTGTTGGAATGTTTGGTTGTTCTTTGAGCGAGCAACAGCGTATAATATTAGAAAGGTCTGGAGCCTTGAATCTTGTTGTTCTCACAGATTCTGACGAGGCCGGTCAGGTTGGCAAAGAAAAAATCAAACAAAAGTGTGACAAACTATTTAACTTGTACTTCCCATCCTCCAACAGTAAAGATGTGGGAGATATGAAGATAGAAGATATAAAGTCTACCCTTTTGCCTCAGCTTGAGGGTTTGGTATGAACCATAGAATACTCGGACTTTCTGGAGTAAAGCGCAGTGGAAAGACCACGTGCGTTAACTTCATGCATGGATACGAGATGAAACGTAACGATGTCATCAAACACTTTGAACTTAACGACAGAGGGGGGCTTTTAGTCAACGCTATATTTACTGATGAGAAAGGCGAAGAAACAGAGGGAATGGGTGTTTTTGATGTCCACAGAACAGATGACGATTTCGCTAACTACGCAGCACAAAGAGTCTGGCCTTATGTAAAAGCATACAACTTTGCCGACTCACTGAAATCTGTAGCCATGACACTTTTTGGATTGACCAGAGAACAGTGCTACGGAACTGGCTCTCAGAAAAATGAAGAGGTAGATATTAAAAAACCGGGTACTGATGAGAACTTTACCGCAAGGGGATTCTTACAGCATTTTGGAACAGACATGTGCCGAAGTCTTAAGCCAGACATCTGGACATCCTATCTAGTAAGACAAATATCTGCTGAGCAGGTGGGTCTTGCTTTAGTTGGAGACTGTAGATTCCCCAACGAGGTGAGTGCCATCCACAAAGCTGGCGGCAAGGTTATAAGGCTAACCAGAAGAGTTAACGAAGACGAACACGAAAGCGAAACTGCATTAGACGATTTTAAAGAATTCGATGGTATTATTGACAACTCAGAATTAACTGTGGATGAACAATGTAAAAAACTAATAGATATTTTAGGGGAATGGGGATGGCTAAGCTCGGAGTTAAAATAGAAAAGCCTTGGGGCTTTTATGAAGATATACACAGAGAAGATGTGGTAGTCTTCAAAAAGATTACCGTTAACACTGGTGGAGAACTGTCTTTACAAAGACATCAGAAGCGTGGTGAATTTTGGTACTGCGTATCTGGTGATGGCACGATGGTTTATAACCAAACAGTGTGGAAAATTTCTCGGGGCTACAACGTACACATCCCAATGAACGTGGTCCACAACATTGTAAATACTGGTAATGAGCCTTTGGTCATATATGAAATGCAACATGGAATATGTTGTGAAGACGACATAGAAAGGCTGAAGGATAAATATGGCCGCTAGGCTTGTCTCTGTTACCCCGAACCCTGAAATTATTATTGGATATTGCGCCAGAGTAAGCAATCCAAAAAATCAGGAAAACCTCAATGTTGAAAACCTTCTTGGCTTTTGCATAAAGCATGGCCATTGGTCAATATTTGAAATGGCAAACATGGTGGTAGAAATCAATACCACCAGAGGAATAGCTGCTCAAATTCTTAGACACAGAAGCTTTTCTTTCCAAGAATTTAGTCAGCGATATGCAGAGACCGAGGGCTTTGAAGATATTAAACCCAGAAGACAAGACAATAAGAATCGTCAGAACTCGCTGGACGATTTGCCAAAGTATGACAAAGAGTGGTATAAGATAGCCCTAAAGGAAGAGAACAGAAGGTCTTATTCTAAGTACAAGGAGGCGCTTAAGAGAGGGATAGCAAAAGAAAGCGCTAGATTTTTTCTACCACTCAATACAAAAACTCGTATGTACATGAATGGCACTGCAAGAAGCTGGATTCATTATATCCAGCTAAGAACCCACGAGTCAACCCAGAAAGAGCATCAGGACATAGCAAATAAAATTAAGGGCATTTTTGTTGAACAATTCCCCATTACCTCTTCCTCATTGGGATGGAAATAGTGTACGTTACTTACATAAGAAGCTCTTCTTATAATAATTATGACTTCTGTCAACAGCAGTACTTTATAAACTATGTTCTTGGCTACCCCTCTGGTTCTAGTAAAAAGGCCGAGATGGGAACCATTGTTCATAAGGTTATGGAGTGCTTGGCCCGCTCAAAGAAGGCCGTTCAAGATAATAAAAAGAGTTACAAAGATGACGCTTTGGGAAGAATTAGAATTACCAAGGACAAGATTCTGTCTTCTAAGTATGTTGACTCTTTAATAGACAAGAGCTACGAGCACTATGTTTCTGAGTCGGTGCATAAATACGCTCCTAGGGATTACAAGGACTGCGTGAAGTGGTCCCACGCGGCTTTGGAATTTAATCAAGGCCAGTTTGACCCCAGAAACAGAAACGTTATTGCCCCAGAGCCTCATTTCGATATCGAGATTAGAGAGCCTTGGGCTAGATACGACTACACCATGCCCGATGGGTCCGAGGTCAGTGGACACCTCGCAATCAAGGGGACTATAGATTTGGTCACAGAGGTCTCCGATGGGGTTATGGAAGCCGTAGACTGGAAGACCGGCAGAAGAATAGATTGGGCAACGGGTCAAGAGAAGGACTACGACAAGCTCTCTAAAGACCCGCAGCTTCTGCTTTATCATTATGCGCTGTCTCATCTTTTCCCAAACTATGAGCAGACCATAATGACCATCTTTTATATCCGAGACGGAGGTCCGTTCTCGCTTTGTTTTGACGAATCTGATAAGAAGCTATTTTTAGACATGCTAAAGAATAGATTTGAGGAGATAAAAAATAATCAGTCTCCCAAGCTTCTTTCAGCAGACCACAGCCACTGGAAATGTACTAAGCTTTGCCACTATTATAAAAACAACTGGCAAGGTACAAACCAATCGATGTGTTCTCACATAAAAGATAAGATAAATAAAGACGGAATAAATCAGGCTGTTGATGAGTGTACCAAAGAAGGTTTCACTCTTGGATATTACTCAGCGCCGGGGTAAGCAATGACTTGGGTTCCTCTACATTTGCACAGTCACTACAGCTTGCTGGATGGTCTGTCTAAGCCTAGCCAGATAGCTGATAGATGCAAGACTCTCGGATATGACACCTGTGCCCTTACAGACCATGGAACAATATCTGGAGCCGTCTCTTTTGTTAAGTCGATGGAAAAAAAGGGAGTCAAGCCCATCTTGGGGTGCGAACTGTATCTTTCTCAAGACTCGGCAACAATTCAAAATAAAGAAAACAGAACACTTAGCCATCTTGTGGTTCTCTCAAAAAATAAAGAAGGTTGGTCAGACTTAATTTCGATAGTTTCAAGAAGCAATGATGAAGATGTGTTCTATTTTAGACCTAGAATTGATTTAAGTATTCTAGAAGAGCTTAACAAGAATCAAAACTTAATAGCTTTTAGCGGACATCCCGGTAGCGACCTCTCCAATGTTCTTTTTGTTAATTGGAAAAGGGCTTATAATTCTAAGTCATATGAAGAAGCGGCCAAACACCTTAAAAGAAATTGGTTTGAAGAAGCCAGCATGCTTCTGTCTAGGTATATAAATATATTCGGCAAGGAAAACTTTTATATTGAAATTCAGCTTATAGATAAAGAGAACTTCCCCGCCTCCGAGTTAATAGCCGAATGCCTAAGAGACCTTAGCTCCAAGAGTGGAATTCCTCCTGTTGCCACGGCCGACTCCCACTATCCCACCAAGGAAGATGCTCCAGACCAACGCCTGCTTCTTTGCTCAGCAATGAAAACTACATTGCAAAAGGTTGAGCAAAAGCTACATGAAGGAAGCGACATAGGTCTTTCCGGTTTCTTTAGGTCTGATAATTACCACATACCAACACCGGAAGAAATTGAAACCCTTCACACAAAAGAGGAGATATTAAACACACGTGTGATATCTGACTCGTGTGAAGAATATGATATATTAGGACATCCTATCCTTCCAAAGTTTCCGTGTCCATACAATCTTAGCGAAGACGAGTATCTTCGCTCTTTGTGTAGAGAAGGGTGGAAGAGATTGCTCATAAAATCGGGCAAGATATCAGATGAACATTCCACACAGACATATTTGGGAACAATCAAAAAAGAATTAGAAGTAATCAAGGACGCTAATCTAGCTGGATATTTCCTAATCGTTAGAGACATAGTCAATCATGTTAAGGAAAAAGGATGGCTTCCGGGTCCGGGGAGAGGGTCGGCTGCCGGGAGTTTAATCTCTTACTTAATAGGCATCACTCAGGTGGACCCCGTAGAATTCGGCTTAATTTTTGAGCGATTCTATAACGCTGGAAGAAATACGGACGGACATATTTCTTTACCTGATATTGATATAGATGTTCCTGCCACAAAAAGAGACGAAGTTATAAAGTACATTCGCTCAAAATATGGCCATCATAAGGTCGGACAGATGATTACTTTCTTAAAGCTTCAGGGAAGAAGCGCATTAAAAGAAGTTCTTAGGGCGCATGACGCCTGTTCATACGACGAAATGAATGCCATAACGAAAACGCTTCCTCAAGAGCACGAAATCTCTGACCAGCTTCAGGACATGGATGAGCCTTCAATAATTATGTGGGCTTTAATTAACACACCTGAAGAGCTTAAAGACTATTGCCAGCTAGACAAAGAAAACAATTTAGTTGGTACATACGCAAAACTTTTTCAACAAGCAATGAGAATTGAAGGAACTTATAAATCCCAAGGCAAGCATGCCGCTGGCGTGGTCATTTCCTCGCACGACCTAGATAAAGTCTGTCCAATGATTAGAGAATCAAAGGGGTCTGACAAGATAGCTGGATTAGAAATGGTTGACTTGGAAGCCATGGGGCATGTTAAGTTTGATATTTTGGGTGTAAACCTTTTGGATAAAATTATGGGTATTAGTAGTCAATTATCATGCGGAGTAATCGAGGTTTAATTAATGATTTCCAATAAGCAACTATACAAAAAGATTATTAAAGACGGATGCGCCGTCGAGTATAAGCAACTGAGCATATGCATTCTCAGCGATTATTATAAAGGATATTTTGACGGTATAATTTATCAAGTTGATTGTGAACATCCAAGGGTTAAGCATAGCGAGTTGTATAAGAGTTTGGACAAGGCTGTATCTAAATTCTTAGAACTCAAGAGGAAAATATAATGAGTTTTAGCAAGGGTAGAATTGGAGAAGACTTTGCTAAAAGCGTATTAGAAAGTTGTGGAATAAAGTGTTCCAAAAATAACGACTACGAAAAGAGATACGACTACGACTTAGAGTGCAAAGTTGGAAGAAGGGGCTTTACTATAGAAGTAAAGTACGACTACAAGGCGGAAGAAACTGGTAATATAGCTATAGAACACCACAACACAAAAGTGGACCGCCCAAGTGGAATAACTGCCACGAAAGCTGACTTATGGGTTTACGTTCTTGGGGCTGACAACAATCTAAATGCATGGGTAGTAAAATCAGAATCCTTAAAGGACTTCTTGGAAGAAGTTCCTCCGTTTAAAGAGGTCGTGTATGGTGGGGACAACAACGCCGCTTTGTACATATACAAAAAGGAGGACATACTAGGACCATTGTTTATTAGAATGGATGATTTAGAAGAAGACGGATTGAAAGCCCTAATAAAAGGATTACTATGAATTACAGAGACATAATTGTTTTTGATTTTGAAACAGGAAGCAGAAACCCACACAAGACACAGCCTACACAAATAGCTGCGGTAGCTATTCATGGAAGAAGACTGACCGTACAACCGGGTGGATATTTCAATAGTGAAATCAGACCCATAATTGATGATGACGAAGCTATTGAGGCTGGGCTTGACCCCCTAGAGGAAGAAGCTCTGGAAATCACACATAAGGACAGGGAGTCTTTGGCCAAAGCTCCCCACCCCAAACAGGTGTGGGGGAAGTTCTCAGATTTTGTTAATAAGTACAACTTTAAAAAAACTTCTTTCTATGCGCCAATACCTGCTGGGTATAATATAAACGGCTTTGATATGCCAATAGTTAATAGAATGTGTCAGCAATATGGTCCGAGAGACGATAAAACTGGCGGGCAAAAACTCTTTAGCAAAGCATACAAATTAGATGTAATGGACCTAGTTTGGGTTTGGATGGAAAATAATCCAGACGTAAAGTCTATAAGCATGGATTCAATGAGAGACTATATGGGAATAGATAAAGAGGGTTCCCATGATGCTCTAAAGGATGTTAAAGATACTGCAAATATAATGATAAGATTTTTGAAGTTTCATAGGGCACTAGCACCTAAAACACAATTTGAAAAGGCGTTTGCAGATGGAAAATCTTACATTTAAATGCGGATGCAAGTTTGAATTAAAGGACCGCTCTCCCGCTGGAAATAATAGCACTCCAAGTATAGATATTGATATATCTAAAATTGACTACTCGTGTTCCAAAACTTGGGACATAATTTGTGAAGGCAAAACAAAAGGTGTCTTTCAGCTTGAAAGTAATTTAGGTCAGTCTTGGGCAAAAAGAGTCAAGCCAAAGAGCATAGAAGAACTGGCCGCTTTGTCTGCTCTTCTGAGGCCGGGATGCTTGAAGGCAATCGTGGACGGCAAGTCCATGACACAGCATTATGTTGACCGTAAGCACGGTGAAGAGGAAATAAGCTATCTACACGATTCCTTAGAGCCGATACTGAAGTCAACCCAAGGAGTTCTGGTATATCAAGAGCAATCAATGAAGATTGTGGAAGTCATAGCGGGCTTTAATCTCCAAGAGGCAGACAATCTTCGCAAAGCAATCGGCAAGAAAAAAGCTGACCTCATGGCAGACATTAAGAAAAAGTTTTTAAAGGGAGCGAAAAAAAAGGGTGTTGTATCTACAGAGATTGCGGAGGAGATATTCAGTTGGATTGAAAAGTCTAATCGTTACGCTTTTAATAAGTCCCATGCTGTTAGTTATGCTGTTTGTGGTTATTGGTCTGCTTATGTTAAGGCACATTTTCCCCTCAATTTTTACTGCAATTACCTATACTACGCTAGAGGAAAACCAGATTCCCAAGAGGAAATTAGAGAGCTAATTTCTGATGCAAAACTAAACGAAATAACAGTCACCACTCCCTCTCTAAAACATATGTCTGAGAGCTTTGAAATTAGAGATGGATTAATAACCTTTGGATTTAAAGATATAAAATATATAGGCGAAAGCCAAGCCAAAAAGCTATTCAACTCTATCAGAGAACAAGAGCAGGTATTTGGCAAAGAGATGGCCGACTGGACGTGGTATGAATTTTTGGTTAATGTTTCGGGATTGAACACAACAAAAGTAATTTCTTCCTTAATATTGGTTGGTGCTTTATCGTTTTTTCCAGACCATGAGTCAAGAAGCAGAACTCTATATGAATTTGAAACTTGGCAAAAGCTTACGGCCAAAGAAAAAGACTGGGTTAAAGAAAGATATAAAAACTGGGACAATGTTCTTGACGCACTAAAGGCATTGAATCCCACCAAAAAAGATGGCGGCGGAACATCTAATAAAAACAGATGTGAAATAGTCAAAGACCTCATCTACCAACTGAAAAATCCCCCGTATGAACTAAAAGATTTTCCAAATGATATCGCCAATGAGGAAGACAGGCTTCTGGGTGTCTCTATTACGTATTCCAAGATAGACTCATGTGATACTAGCATGTCAAATGGCACTTGCAAGGAGTTCATTGATGGAAAACCGGGAAAGATGTCTCTAGCTGTCGAGGTAAAATCTTGCAGAGAGTGGGCTATAAAAAATGGCAAGATGAAAAATAAAAAGATGGCTTTCATAACCGTTGAGGACAACTCCTGTGAGCTTTCTTCAGTGATAGCCTTCCCAGAAACTTGGGAAGAAAACAAAAAGTTACTTATTAAAGGAAACACCGTTCTTATTATAGGGGAGCGGTCAAAAAAGAAGGACAGCTTTATTGTTCAAAGGGTTTCTCAAATTTGAATACATGATACTTTATAATATAAAATGTGCTCTGAATCAATATACGACTTCTTCAGAAGTCACAGATATTTTGTATCGGTCTATCCTGATATAGACGCAAATGCATGTCTAGTAGAATATCCACAAAGAACCTGCGTAAAACCCGTCTTTGATGGATTAACTAGTGTGTATTGCTTTGAAGAATTAAATGAGGCTTATAATACATCTGGAATAAGTTATGTTTCCACAAGCTTCCCTTCTCACGCTCCAGAGGAAGAAAGCCAAACTCTTGAAACTAACGTTTTTATTCCGTGTCCTAGATATGCCGCAAGAACTCTAGCATATTATGACATATACTATAAAACCAAAAATCTAAAACTTTCACCAGAGATTATATTTCTGCTAAACGAAAAGGGACTGGGGGAAACCCCGTTCTCGCTGTATAATATATTTAAACCCAACCTATCGAAGGAGGATGGGCGAAAGGAATCAAAACTTGCTGGCCTTATGTTTCTAAAAATAGAAGATGAAGAGACAGATTTGGCGTCTGGGGCAATAGAAGAAGATGTCCTCGAAGGATATCGGTTACTGAATACGATTCCGCTCTAAGGAGATTTTGGAATGAACTCTTGCAGTTTTGTAGGACGCTTTGTAAAAGACCCAGAGGTCCGCAAGGCAAATGGTGTAGACGTTTTAGATTTTACCTTGGCTATTCCAGAGTACAGAAAGACCAAGGAAGGCAAAGTTAAAACCGTGGACTTTCTAGATTTTGTAGCTTGGGATAGCGGAGCTTCAACCATTGCAAAGTATTGTATTAAAGGAGACAAGATTGCCGTAATCTGCTCCGCAAGACAGGAAAAATGGAACGACGACAGCGGTAACAAAAGATACGCCATTAAATTTCGGGTTAACAAGTTCGATTTAATTAACAGCTTTCGAAATTCTGACGAAGATTACGAAGAAGATTCTTCAGAACATGCAGAATCGGAGACTGAAGAAGCTACAGTGTAATATGAAAGAGAACAATGTTGGGCTAAAGTCTGAGCAGCAACAGGTCATGGATAACTATGGCCTTGTTGTTTCTCAGGCTTTAGCCTTTTGTTCTTCGAGGTCTTCAGATTTAGAGGATTATATACAAGCTGGACTTATTGGTCTTCTTAAAGCAATAAGAAAGCACGACCCGAAAAGAAGCAAGCTTTCAACTTATGCTACAACATGCATAAGAAATGAAATAATTAAATATATAAACAAGAATAAGAAACATCAGGTAAAAAAGTTTCCACTTGAAGATATACAGGTTCCAGAAAAGAGTATAGATTGGGACACCCTCACGGACTCTTTGTCAGAAGAAGAAAAATCTATACTGAAGCTCAGACTTGGTAACAACTCTTATAGAGAAATTTCAGACAAAATGGACCTCTCTAGAAATTATATAAAATCTTCAATGAAAACAATCCTAATTAAGCTCAGGAAAGACTTGGGATAAATGGTTGCTTCACAGGACTTAACAAGAAAGAGAAGAATCCTTTTCTGTGGAGAGGCTTCCTATCTAAACACTGGCTACGCCACATACACCAGAGAGGTTTTGCGTAGGCTGCATTCAACTGGGAAGTATGACATAGCAGAACTTGGAACTTATGGTAAGCCAGATGAACCTGAAATTAACGATATTCCTTGGAAGTTCTATCCAAATATACCGGATATAAACAACACAAAGGCTGTTCAAGAATACAACTCAAACAATATAAACCAGTTTGGTGCTTGGAAATTTGAATCGATATGTCTGGATTTTAAACCAGATATAGTGTGTGACATACGTGACTTTTGGATGATGGAATTTCAGGAAAGGTCTCCATTTAGGAAGTTCTATAACTGGACCATTATGCCAACGGTTGACGCTGCTCCTCAGCACAAGCAGTGGATTCATACTTATGCTAATGCCGATGGTGTGTTTACCTATTCTGATTGGGCACTGTCTTCTCTCAAAGAACAAAGCGGAGCAGCTATAAACTGCCTTGGAAGCGCTCCACCCTCCGCAGATTCATCTTACTCTCCAGTGCAAGATAAAGAGGCTCACAAAAGAAGTCTTGGATTTGAAGACGGTGTAAAAATAATTGGAACAGTTATGCGAAACCAAAGACGCAAACTGTATCCAGACCTTTTTGAAGCATTTAGACTGTTCTTAGACAAGAGTAGAAGAACCGATGTCTATTTGTATTGCCACACCAGTTACCCCGACCTCGGCTGGGACTTGCCAGAAATAATGATGAAGTGTGGGGTGGCAAGTAAATGCCTGTTTACATATATTTGTAGCGAATGCGGGCATGTGTTTCCCGATTTCTTTAAAGACGCAATCTCTCAGTGCAAAAAATGCAATAAATTCTCTGCAAAGCTTTCCAATGTTAGAAACGGCGTACCAGTAGAGATACTATCTTCAATAGTTAATTGCTTTGACCTATATGTACAATATGCAAACAGTGAGGGGTTTGGATTGCCGCAAGTAGAAGCCGCCGCTTGTGGAGTTCCAGTCATGAGCGTCGACTACTCTGCCATGAGCAGCGTCATAAGAAAACTCGGCGGAACTCCTCTCAGACCGAAAACTCTCTACAAAGAGTTAGAAACTGGATGCATGAGGGCGGTTCCTGATAATGAATACACTGCTCAAAAGTTCGTAGAGTTTTTTGATTTGCCACAGGCAATACGTATGAAAAAGGGATTTGAGTCAAGGAAGCTTTTTGAAGAACATTATCAATGGGACCAAACAGCCGATAAATGGGAACAAAGATTTGATTCTGTAGAAATTCTGCCCGAATCTGAGACTTGGAAATCACCGCCAAGAATTCACTTACCCAGCGACAGATACCCAGAGGGTATGGACAACAAAAATTTAGTGGACTGGCTTATAATAAATGTCTTGGGGGAATCAGAAAAGCTAAACTCCTATATGGCCTCTAGGCTTGTCAGAGATTTGAACTATGGGCAGAGCACAGAAGGAATGGGGGGAATATATTACAATGAAAACTCCCTTTTAGACTCGTCTCCCAAGACTATTATATTTAATCCACACGACGCTTACAAGCACATGTTAGAGTTGTGTAACAGAAGAAACTATTGGGAGAAAATGAGGCATAAGGTTCTGTCATGAAGGTATTATTCGTAGGACACTATAGAGAAGGAACGGGCTGGGGAAATGCAGCCATAGACTATATTCTGGCAATGGACTCTGCCGGAATAGATGTGGCCTGTAGGCCAATAAAGCTTAACTCTAGAAATGTAGACCTTCCAGAAAGAATACTTGAACTTGAAAGCAAAAGCTCTTCTGGGTCCGACATATGCATACAGAATGTTTTACCACACCATATGGACTACAATGGAAGGTTTAAGAAAAATATAGCGCTCTATTTTATAGAGACCTCTTCTTGTGCTTATTCCATCTGGCCCAATAGAATAAATCAGCTTGATGAAGCTTGGGTGTGCTGTAATCATAATGTAACGGCTTCTAAAAACAGCGGTATAAATATACCGTTGTCAGTAATCCCTATCCCTTGTGACGTTTCAAGATATGAAAGCAGTTATGATAGGCTTAATGTAGAAACAACCGAAAATACATTTTGCTTCTACTTTATTGGAGAAGTGACTAGAAGAAAAAATCTTGCAGCATTAGTTAAAGCATTTCATTTGGAATTTTCTCCTAATGAACCAGTATCTTTAGTTATAAAAGCAAACAAGTTTGGAGAAACTCCAGAGTCTCTATTCTTGCACATACAAGAAATTTGCGAACAGGTAAAAAGAAATCTAAAGCTGTATAAGGACACTAAGGACTACAAGAAAGAAGTTGTTTTAACACAATACCTAACAGATGAAGAGATGCTTAAGCTTCATTCTTCAATGGACTGTTTTGTAATGCCAAGTTTTGGAGAGGCTTGGTGCATACCGGCATTTGACGCGATGGGCTTTGGCAATACTCCTATTTGTACAAACGTTGGCGGTATGGCAGACTTTGTTCAAGATGGTGGAATTCTTGTTGACGGAAGTCCAGAGCCAGTGTTCGGAATGGTGGATACTTTTCAAGACATATGTACTGGACAAGAAGACTGGGTCAATGTTAACATAAGACTTCTGCAAACTTCAATGAGACATATGTACACTCTAAAAAATACAAACAAGAATGTATATGAACACAAAAGAAACATTTGTAGAAAAGATTCATATAACTATTCTTATGAAAACATCGGAAGCCTAATTAAAGAAAGGTTGGAGAATGCCAGCTAGCCCTATGTCTGCTATATCTAGGGCGGCTACCCGAGAATCGGGCGAGCCTCTTAATATACTAACCTTTCCTACGCATGAAAGGTATGAAACCACCTTGTCAAAAACGGGACATAACTTTTATGCGCTGACTAACGACACAATGAAAGACTGGAATGTTGACCACGGAGATATTCCAGACAATTATCATATTTATAAAGCTGCTGGAAACTCCATAAGCGTTCCTCTTCATTTAGACTTCGATTTAATATTCTCTCAGAGCAAGTTTGGACAGTTCGAACTATCTAAGAACATGGCAAAGTCTCTACATCTTCCAATAGTAACCCTAGAACATACCCTTCCACTCCACAAGATTCCTGACGGGTGGCCACAGGAACAGTTCTTGTCCTTCAGCCAGATGACCGGGTGCAGAAACGTCTTTATATCTGATTACAGCATGAAGGAATGGGAGTGGGACAAAAGAGAGGACAGCAGGGCTATTTACCACGGGATAGATTCAGAGATATTTTCTCCAGACGAAAGCTGCCAGAAGATAGACCATGTGCTATCCGTGGCGAACCAGTACAAGCAGAGAGACTACTGTCTAGGATACAGCCTATGGGAACAGGTCACTAATGGACTTCCAATAAAGCTGGTTGGTGACAACCCCGGAATGTCCGAGCCGTCGAGTTCTATCGAAGACTTAGTTTCTTCTTACAGAACCGCCAAGGTTTTTCTCAACACCTCAACGGTTTCGCCAATTCCAATGTCGCTCCTTGAGGCAATGTCGTGTGGATGCGCTGTTGTTTCCACCGCAACTTGCGTTGTCCCAGAAATAATAGAGAATGGAGTGAACGGTTTTATTACAAACTCTTCAGAAGAGATGAAATACTATCTTGAACTTCTTCTTTCAGATGAAGGAGATTCCATACGTTCTTCAATGGGACAAGAAGCCAGAAATACAATTCTTTCAAAGTTCTCTGTAGATAGGTTTATTTCTGAGTGGAATGAAGTTTTTGAAGAGGCTTCTCAAACAGTATATACAGGTGCATAATGAAGGTAAATCTTACTATAAAACCTAGTAATGTCTCAGGATATCTAAACATCAACGCTGCTGAAGGAGGAGATATCGCTGCATTCGGCAACATGGTCAGCGATTCTGAAGCCGTTGAAATATTAGCAACAGATATAATTAACTTTGTTCCTATGGAAAAAATAGAAGAGCTAATAGATGGCTGGATTAAAAAACTGAGACATGGTGGAAAGTTAGTAATAGGTGGAGTAGATGCTTTCGAAGTTTGCAGAGCAGTGTCTCACACCTCTCTTTCTATAAAAGAGTTTAATCAAATTATTCACGAGGGCAGGTCCAGCCAGATTTCAATATCTGACCTTTCAGAAATTTTATCAAAAAAGGGCTTGACTATTTTAAAGAAAAGACTGAGCGGATTTAATATGATTGTGGAGGCTCAAAGGCCATGAGTAAAGATACTACAACTAGTGGCACTAAAGAGGGTGAATCTTTTGAAATAACAACTGCGTGCGTTGATTGCGTTTTTGCCAAGTTTGTTGGTAACACCCAGTCCGATTGCGAGCTTGGAAGGATAGAAAAATTTAAACAGAACGGTACTAAGGTTGAAGAAGCTTACAATGATGAAAAAGAATTCTTTATAGTTAAGGGATTCTGCAATGGTCATCGAAACGATTTTTGGAAAGAAACCGGAACCTACCATAGGCCTTTCTACAAGAACCCTACAGAAAGAGTAAGGCAAGAGAACCTAATACGATGTGGATTCAATGTTCTTATGACAAAAGGTCACAGTATAGAAGACCTGAAAAAAACTATAGACTCTATAGTCAATCAAGAAGAGATAAATCCATACTATATCATAGTGTCTTGCAGCGCTGATGTAGAGAGATATGAGATTGTCAATTATCTACAAAACCTCTTGCAGCCAAAAGAAATAAAGTTCTTTTTTGTTAGCATAGCGGATGGAGAAGCCACCGCAGACAGATGTCTGGACGTTTCTTTTGCCAGAGCAAAGAATGGATACTATGCAGTCTTTTCTTCTGGAGATATTGTTCCTTCAAACTTTTTGTTCAAAATAAATCATGCTTTAAATGAAGAGATGTACAAAATTGTAGCACTAGAGCCAGAAGAAAATGGCGTCAGTGGCTTATTCATGAACGCAACAACCTATAAACTTTTGCGTGGAAACAAGGTTAAGCCAATTATGGAAAAAATACATATGCTCGCAGACGCAAGGGGCGGGCACTACCTAATCAAAAAGTGGGACGAACTACCAGATGAATCCAAAGCCCATAGTTACTCTCCTGATAGCTAACTATAATTATGCCCACTATATTGAAAGTGCAATACAAAGCGCTATCAATCAAGACTACGATGGGCCAATTCAAGTTTGCGTCATAAACGATGGGTCAACTGATGACTCGTGGTCTGTTATTAGGTCAATGTGTAGAGCAGATGACACTCCCATCATTACTCAAAATATATCTGAGAATAGAACTCTCATAGCAATAAACAGAGAAAATGGTGGAGCAAGTGTAGCAAGAAATACCGGGATAGATTACACTTGGGATTTTACTGACATTTATGGAATACTTGACGCTGACGATTATTATTACGAATCAAAAGTAAGAAAATGTGTGGACAAGCTGATAGAAAATCAGCCTCATGTTGGCGTTGTGTATGCAGATTACGATATAACTTACACTGAATCTAATACCGTTGTAAGAGAATATAAACCTCCATATAACAGAGCGGCACTAATGAACCAATGCATGATTCACAGCGGCGCTTTGATAACAAAACAAGCTCTAGACTTTGTAAGAGATGACAAGGGTCAAATTTTTGACCCAGACCTACATGGTCCGGGTAGCCAAAGTTTTATTGGATGCTCTGAAGACTACGATTTGTGGATAAGAATAAGTGAAAAATTTATGATGTTTCATATCCCAGAATCTCTAGCCATGATGAGAGAAACCGGAAGCAACCAAACTACAAATGTCACACTTGAGAGTCATCAGAGAACGCAATCAATCATTATGGAAAAAATGAAACGTCGTGCGGCTGATGTATGAATAGATTTATATCTGAAATTAAAAAAAGCTACGATGATAATATTTCAGTGGCTATACTTGGTAACGAGACCGATTACAGGGTTAGGTCTTACGGACCAAAGTGTCTACTAAAGCACGGCAGTTCTACTATAATACAAAATCAAATTAAGCTTATAGGAGAAACATCCTGCATATCTGACTTGGTTGTTGTGCTTGGTTTTGAATGTGAAAAGATTATTAATTACATACCAGAACATGTTAGAATAGTAGAAAATCAACTTTACTCTGAAACAAACTCTTCGGAAAGCTTAAGGCTCGTAATAAATAATATATGCGGAGACAGGCTGTTAATTATAGATGGCAACATACTGATAAGCAGGAATGCTTTCAAAAAACTTGACTTCTCCCGTTCGTTTGCTCTGTGTCATAAAAACGGCAAGCCAAAAAACGAGATAAGCGCATCTAAAATTGGGGACCACATAGGAAACTTTTCTTTTGGTCTTGAAAACTGCTGGGACGGAGTTGTTTTCTTGCAAGGAAAAGAATTCGGACTTCTCAGAAAGGCTTGTACAGACAAGGGAAAGGGTAGATTTTTTGTTTTTGAATTGTTAAACCTAGTAATAGATAATGGTGGAAAAATTGAAATACAGGAATGCAAGGCTGGAGACATAAAAGTTATTAATTCCATCAAGGACATAGCATGAGAGTAATGATATCTAGCGATGGTTCTACCGCGCACTTCTTTATCAGAAAGGGCTGGGCGAGCGCCTTCAGTTACGCCGGTCACGAAACCATCCTGTGGGACATCAAGACTAAAAATGCTTTCGATGCCTTTGACGAATTTGAACCAGACTTATTTATAGGTCAAACTTATAATATAGATGAGTCTTTAATTAAGTGCATCAGCGCTCGTCCAGAAATGAAAGTGATTATGAAAGCCCCGGACTGGGGTGATATACAAAAAGATATAGACCCAGAAAAGTACAATGTTTTATTTGTATCTGATAAAGATAAGCATTACGTAGAAGCCTTAAAAAGACAAACGGGAAAGCCCGACTTTGTCTTTGCTCACTACACACAGAAATGTATTGAAAGAACCCACAACGGATGGGAAAATCTTGGGGTCAGGTCTGTGGGCCTTTTGAACGCCGCAGACATTTTTGATTACACCAATGGTAGAGAAGTCCCCCACCTAAGAAGCGATATGTCTTTTGTTGGTGGATACTGGGGATATAAAAGCAAAAGCTTTAATAGATATTTTATGCCCTTTCTCTATCCAGTAGATAAGTTTAACGTAAAGATATTCGGTAACCAGCCTTGGCCAAGTACTCAGTACTTGGGGTTTGTTTCGGATGGCGTCGTAAAGGACGTAATGGCATCAGCTACTATTTGTCCTAACATAAGCGAGCCACACGCTCAGGACTTTGGAATAGACATCAATGAAAGAACTTTTAAAATTCTATCGAATAGGTGCTTTTGTATTTCTGATTATGTATCCTCTTTAGCGGAGGAAGTTTATACAAATAACGAGGTTCCTTTTGCAAAAACTCCAGAAGAGTTCTTTGACTTGGTTAATCACTTTCTAAATAACCCGAGAGAAAGGCTGGAATACATTGAAAGAGGATACGAAACCGTAATAAATAATCATACCTATTTCCATAGAGCAATGCAGATATGTGATGAACTGTCCTTGGAGAAAGAAAAAACTGATTGCAAACAGGCCCTCGTGAAATTTATGGATACAAGAGTATGAGAATATTAATTACAGGGGCTTGTGGATTTCTTGGAAGGCACGTCTCCTCAGAGTTAAAGAAGCAGTCTTTTACAGACGAGGGACCAGAGGAGTGTAATGAGATAATTGAACTAGGCGGCTCTAGTGGAAGCTTTTCTCTTAATCTGGCAAAAGAAGTAGACTGCATACATGTTCTTAAAACCTACAAGCCAGATACGATAATACATCTAGCTGCTAAAGTCGGAGGAATAGGAGCAAACCAAAGGTATCCCGGCTTGTTTTTCTACGAGAACATGGCAATGGGCCTGAACCTGATTGAACAGTCTAGAAAAATGGGATGTAAAAAATTTCTTTTGGTCAGCACGGTTTGCGCATACCCCAAGCACACCCCAGTTCCTTTTAAAGAGGAAGATATGTGGGACGGGTATCCCGAAGAGACCAATGCTCCCTATGGGATAGCCAAGAAAGCTCTCATGGAAATGCTACAGGCTTATAGGAAACAGTATGATTTTAACGGCATTACTTTGGTCCCTGTAAACATGTATGGGCCTCACGATAATTTTAATCCAGAATACAGTCATGTTATTCCTGCGCTGATATTAAAATTTCAAGAGGCTATAGATAACGAAAGAAGCGTCATCAGCGTCTGGGGAAATGGAGAGGCGTCACGAGAGTTTCTTTACGTGGAAGATTGCGCAAAAGCTATCGCTGATGCCATTCGTTATTACAACAAGCCAGACCCCGTAAATATTGGAACGGGAAGAGAAATCACAATTAAGGATTTAGTCGGCCTGATTGCAAAGCTTATGGGGTTTGATGGAACGATAGTTTTTGATACCTCTAAACCTAATGGTCAGCCGAGAAGATGTCTGGATGTGAGTAGGGCCAAAGAGGAATTTTCTTTTGTGGCAAGAACAAGCCTCGAAGAGGGGATGAAAAAAACTATAAAATGGTTTAGGGAAAATAAGAATGCTGTCATCCATAATTTTTAGTAGAGACCGAGCATCTCAGCTTCATCTTCTTCTGCATAGCTTATCTAAAAATTTCCTTCTGTCTGGAACAAATGTAATATATAAGTACACAGATGAGGAACATAAGATAGGCTACCAAATGGCCCAGAGAAGCTTCCCCGGATGCGACGGGGTAAACTGGATTCAAGAAGAAGACTTTCAAAAAGATACTCTGGACACTGTTGATAAATCAGAAAATCTGGTCTGCTTCTTTACAGATGACGACATATTTTATAGGCCGTCACATGTAGGCAGGGATGACATAAAAGAATTGTTTGACTCAGTTGAAAACATTGGGTGCTTATCATTCAGGCTTGGCGAGAACACTACTATTCAAGACCAATATACCGGACAGGTTTGCGTAACACCAAAGAAGGTTGCTATATATAAGGACAACTTCTTTGTTTGGGACTGGAAAAACTACACCGGTATGCTGAGCAATTTTTATTATCCCTTTTCCGTAGACGGCCATGTGTACAGAAAGACTGAAATACAACAGCTTCTGTCAAAATATCAATTTTCTAATCCAAACAATCTTGAGGGCGATGGAACCAATCATACGAAGGTTTTGCCGCCATATATTTGCTGCCTCCAGCATAGCTGTGTGGTGAACATCCCAATCAATATAGCGGGCGATTCTAAAAATCGGGCCGGTGAAAAATTTGGAATCTCTTTGAAAGACATGAATCGTAGATACATAGATGGAGAAACCATATCTTTGGAATCCATAGATTTTTCCAACGTTGTGGGATGCCATCAGGAACTGGAGATATTTCCAAATGCTAATTGATTTTGAATATATACATTACAAACATGATTTAAACATAAGAGGACTTATTCATATAGGCTCTTTTATAGGGGAAGAATATCCAACCTATTTTAGATTTGGGGTGAACAACCTTATATTTTTTGAACCGCAACCGAATATATTTTCAATCCTCAAAGATAACGTTGGTTTCTCAACAGTTGTAAATAAGGCAGTTGGAAATCAAAATAAGAAGGTTGAGTTTAATGTTTCTCACACACCCGGAGGGGTAGGAAATGGTTCTGGAGCTTCCAGTTCTGTCCTAAAGCCAAAGAAGCATCTTGAACAATACCCACACATTACCTTCAACGAGACAATTGAAGTTGATATGATTAGGCTAGATGATTACTGGAAAGATTCCGGCCTTCCGCAACAGGGGTTCAACTTTTTAAACATAGACGTTCAGGGGTTTGAGCTTGAGGTCTTGAGAGGCGCTGCCGAAACTCTAAATTACGTTGACTATATACTCACCGAGGTCAACCGCGAGGAGTTATACGAGGACTGTGTTCTGGTTGAGGAGTTGGACGAATTTCTTGATGTGTATGGATTCGTCAGAGAAGAAACTTCGTGGGAAGGCGAAAGCTGGGGTGACGCCTTTTATGTGAAAAATGATTAACGTACTAACCCTTAGCGACAAAAACTATATAATAAACGGACTATGTCTGTATGACTCTCTTGTCAAGTACACAGGTGATAATTTTACTCTGTATTATCTTGCAATGGACGTATTTACTAAGAACAAACTCAGAGAACTTGAGCTTCCCAACTTAGTTGTCTACACTCTTGAGGACATAGAAAAAGACCCCAACTTCGAAATCCTCAAGAAGAATAATGAGTCCAGACCAATCAACACAAGCGATGGACAAAGCCCGTTCCACTGGATGCTGGCGTCTTTCTTCTGTCACTTTTTGATGCTAAGGCTTAGCCTTGAGCACGTTCTGTATGCAGACTCTGATATCTTCTTTTACGATTCTGCTGAGAGAATTACAGAGGCCGTCGAGGGGAAAAGCATAGGGGTAATAACTCACAAACATATCGAACTCAACAAGACAGCCAGAAATCCGGGCCATTTTAATGTTGGGGTTGTTTATTTTAGAAATGATTCCATAGGAAAGGCTTGTCTTAGATTTTGGAGAGACTGTTGCATACACCCAAACAATCAGTTCTCGGATATATTTGGTTCTTGCGGAGACCAAAAGTATCTTGAGCTATTTGAAGAGTTCTTTGACCCAGACAGCATACAGATTCTTTGCCACAAGGTAGGCAATGGCGCCCCTTGGAACTTTACAATGTTTGACTTCTCTAGCCTAACTAGGATAGTCTGGCGAGACCCTCTACACTATGTCCTCAAAGATTCTGACACCCTAGAGCAGGACATTGTGTTCAATCATTTTAGCCACTTCACTCCCGATTATAACAACCAATCTTTTTCGATGGACAGAGCGGGGGAATGGGGTCCGGGTATTCATAGCCATCCGGGTGTTATGGATGTTTATATAGACTATATGAATCACATGATAGAAACTAAAAAGAAGTATGTATTATAAAAATAAAAATGTGGTGTTTTTACATATACCAAAAACTGGAGGCACAAGCGTAGAACATCTCCTGAAACAGAATTACGGCGAAGAAGGATATGGTCGACATTACTCCCTAAGAATATTTGAAATAAAAAACAAAGAGCTTAATAAATGTCTGGTATTCACTATCGTAAGAAATCCTTTTGAAAGAATTGCTAGCACCTTCAAGCATTTTCTTATTGCCACTGGCTCCGAAAGAGACGGATTCAAGTATTCAGGCCGCTTTCTTCGCCTCGGGCGTGTTCCAGCCCAGCCCGTCGTCGGTGCTCCGGGGTTTTCTAGATATGTGCAAAACATAAAAAAATATTTTAATAAAGAACTGTCTATAGAATCATTTAAGGCAATAGATGACGATGGAAAGAAAGTTTTAGACATACAACATATACAAAAATTTGATTGGTGGATTAAGCTAAATGATGACAGCCTGTACAAAGATTATAAATTTTTAAAATTCGAATCTTTAAACTTAGACTGGGAAATATTTAAAAGCAATCTTAATATAAAAGAGCCTCTGCCTCATCTAAATAAGCAACATGTTTGGGCTGATATGCTATGCCCTCTTTATTATATGGACTACTATGACAAAGAAAGCTTTGAAATAATAAAAGAAATATACTCAAAAGAAATAGAAATGTTTGAGTACGCATCTGAATACGAGAGGTATGCACGGATATGAAAATAGCCTTCGGTATGATTGTGTTTAATGGCGGCTTTGTTCTAGAAGAGTGCCTAAAGTCCGTGTATCCGTTTGCCCACCAGATTCTCATAGCAGAGGGTCCGGTTGGGTATTGGCAGTCGCAGGGGTTTACAACCTCAACGGATGAAACAAATGAGATTTTACAATCTTTCCCAGACCCAGAAGGAAAGATTACAATTGTTCGTGGACAGTACTCTGAGAAGGACGAACAATGCTCTGCATACATGAAGCATCTAGACCCGTCGTGTGATTATGTCTGGAACCTTGACTCGGATGAGATATTTAAACCGGAGGATATCGAAACCATAATCAAGCTGCTAACTGACCACAGGTTTACAACCGCCGGATTTCAAAGCTGTAGCTTTTATGGGGGGTTTGACAGAATCCTTGGCGGGTTTGAGGAAAACGCCGAGTTTCGCCGCATCTGTAAGGTCTACCCCGGCTCTCGCTGGAAGACCCACAGACCGCCCACGATGGCCCACACAAGCCCCCACGCTTGGCCCGAGAGCCACATGGACTTCAAATGGCTTTGGGAGAATCATGGCATAAGAATGTATCACTACTCTTATGTTTTTCCAGACCAAGTGTATAATAAGGTCCAATACTATAAAGCTGCTGTTAGCATGGACAACTGTATAGACGATTACTTTTCCAACGTTTATTTACCGTGGGTAACCTCTGAAGAAAACGGAAAAGAATCAATAGAAAATCATTACAACGGAGTTCACGAATTCAAGCCTCAGTTCAGGGGAGAATGCAGAACCAAGATGTTTGATGCAGAACATCCCCAGATTGTACAAGACAATATGAAATCTCTAAAACAAAGGTTTGACTCCCAGCTTAGGAAATATACATGATTATTCAACACGTAGAACCAGAGTTTAATGTAAGTGAAAATGTTGCCGTAGTTGCCTCAAGCCCAAGGCTTTTAACAACCGAGTACGGAAAATTTATCGACAGCTTTGATGATGTAGTTAGATTCAATAGGGCGCCCACCGATGGATATGAGAAACACGTTGGAACAAAAACAACTATAAGAGTTGCAAACAATCATGTTTTTGGAAACATTCCTCATACAGGATGGGAAACAGATGGTCAGCCAACGTTCTTTATCAAAGAACAAGAAAACATTAATGTTGTCTGGCTGGGTCCAGATGCTCGGAGTCCCGGTACTAGCTGGGAGTCGGGATGGGTAAATAGAGAAGAAAATATACACGAAACTTCTAAACCGTTTTTGTCTAATTACGACGAGATTTATTCCACTCTAACCCCCACGACTGGAATCAGACCTAGTGCGGGCTTTGGGCTTCTGTGGCTCCTTATAAACAGTGGTCTTAAGCCTAGCATTTTTGGGTTTGGTATTGGGGAAGAAGGCTGCGTGCATTATTGGGAATTGAATGCCCTTAGCAGTCATCTTTTTACGGAGGAAAGAGAGGTGATTTCTGGGTGGGCGGATGAGGGATTGGTGGTGTTTCACAAATGATACATTATGTTATTCCCGCTAGAAAAGATTCAAAAGGCATACCTCTGAAGAACAGAAGCTTGTTTCATTACACAGCCAGAACAATACCTCCTGAACAAAAAAATAACGTAATAGTATCTACTAATGATGAGCATATAAAGCACATGGTTCGCTCTTATGGTTTTAGTATTCACCAAAGGAGCGAAAAGAACTCTAAAGACACCTCTTCCACTAAAGACTTTATGCTTGAAGTCATCGAAGATATGTCTCTAAAAGGGGATATCTGTATGCTTTATTTAACGTATCCAGAAAGAACTTGGAAGAATGTGACAGCCGCGTATGACTTCTTCAAGGAAAATAAAGCCAAGTCTCTTTTATGTAGAGAAGAGCTTGCCACTCATCCGTATGTCTGTCTTTATGATAAAGAAGGATTTCGTGGAGAACAAGTAATTAACCACAACCTTTGCAGAAGACAAGACTATCCAAAGTGTTTTAAGGTCTGTCATAAAATAGCAATACTTAGACATTCAGAGATAGAAAATTTAAACTCAAACATATACAACAGTGACACTATATATTTCCCAGTAGACAAGACATTAGATATAGACACGCCTTCCGACCTAAAGAAACTTAAGGAGACAAGGTGACATACGTCATAGCCGAGGTAGGCATCAATCATAATGGCGACATATCGTTGGCTAAGAAGCTTATAGATAAAGCTTCTTCCTCTGGGTGCGATGCCGTCAAATTCCAGAAAAGAACAATAGATATTGTTTATACAAAAGAAGAACTTGACAAGCCAAGAGAGTCTCCTTGGGGAACTACAAACAGGGAACAAAAGCAAGCTCTTGAATTAAGTATAGAAGAACATCAAACCCTAAAGGAACATACAGACTCTCTTGGTATGGATTATATTATTTCATGCTGGGACGAAAATAGCATACAGGAAGTATCGAATTTAGATGTTTCTTATCATAAAGTTGCTTCCGCCATGTTGTGTGACACAAAATTTCTTCAAGCTCTTAACGATACAAATAAGCCGGTTATTCTTTCTGTAGGAATGTCAACACAAGAACAGATAGACAAGGCTGTTTCTGATATATTAAACCTTAAATATATCTTATGCTGTACCAGCACATACCCCACCTCTGTTGATGAACTAAACCTAAAACACATAAGCTACATGAAGAACAAGTATCCACAATACTCTATAGGATTTTCCAACCATTATAATGGTCATGACGCTTGCATATCAGCGGTTGCAATGGGAGCCGAATGTATAGAATTTCATATTACTCATGACAGAACTGCTTACGGGTCTGACCAAGCCGCATCAATACAGAACTCTGAGTCTTTGCTGAGCGGAATAAGAAATGTTGAAAAGATGCTTGGGGACGGTATCAAAAAAATATACTCTTCGGAGATACCTATTATAGAAAAGCTCAGGAGAGTCAAATGAAGCGTGTTGAAAAAGGGTGGGGAAAGGAGCCTTTGACGGATGTATAAAGTAAATCTATCCCCAAAACCACACGGAACATTATGTAAAATAGCAACAAAACATGGAACCGATAAGGCTACTCATAATAGAACTGATGAATTATGTTACCTAGATATTTATGAATCTTACTTTGAAAATTTTAGAGACAAACAAGTAAATATCTTAGAAATCGGAGTGCGTACAGGAAATTCTGTTCTTACTTGGGGGGAATATTTTTTAAACGCCAATATTTTTGGGATAGATATTGACGCATCTTGTAAACAATATGAAACAAAAAGGACAAAAATTGTCATTGGGGATGCTACAGATGCAAAAACTGTAAGTGCAATAAATCCAAGCTATGATATCATCATAGACGATGGTAGTCATAAAAATGAAGACATCATAAGCAGTTTTAATCTATTGTGGAATAAATTATCCTGCGGAGGCGTATATGTTATAGAAGACCTATATAATACATATGGTTCTACCGATAAGGATATTTTAAAAGATTCTTCTGGTATCTCAACAAACAAAAGAGAAGATATATCTAGTTTTTTTAATTCTCTTATAAGAGATGTAGACACTCCTTCAAAAAATAAATTAGCCATCCACTTTTGGGATTCTATTTGTATTATTATTAAATCTAGACTTGATTAGAGAAAAGTATTAAATAATGGCCCATATATTTAAACACCCCAAAGAAGACAGTAGGGGAATTGTGGTTATCTCTCATCAAGAAGCGTATAGAGGACTAGACCACTATGCAGATATGATGAATAGAATAGGGGAAAAATATTTTATAGGTGTACACTATGGTGGATTTTCTAATGGCGCTCCATATCCGGCCTTTGCCAGCTTCTTTATGGGAAGACCTTCAGTAACAGACATATCACGAAGATATCCAGACGCCTTTGAAATTCCAATTGTAAGCTCCAACTTTACATCTACTGCTTTTAAAAAAGACCCTGAAGTAAAGAAGTACTGGGACATAATCAATGTTTCCAGAGCATCTAATGTTAAGAAGCTAGATATATTCTTTAGAGAAATAAAAAAGATATACGGTAAGGGATATAAATACAAGGTTCTTTTGGTTTCCCCAAAGAGACATGAAGACACCCCAGAAGACCATTTTATGGATATAGAGGATGCGTACTATCGCATGTTCTCAAAAGAAGAGAGGCAGTTGTTTACACTTATGAGGCTGGCCCAAAATTTAGAATTTAAAGGGCTAAGCAAAACTCAGCTTTCTTATTTTTACCAGTCCTCCAAATGTGCAACTCTGTTTTCAGATTGCGAGGGAAGCCCCGGAGTGGTCGCGGAGGCTTTGCTGACTGAGATACCGGTAGTCATGTATGCTGGTCAGCTTGGAAGTGGAAAAGACTTTTTAACAGACGGCAACTCCGTGGCTTGGGAAGACTACAACAATGCCAATGAATGCCTTATTCGCGCGGTTGAAAACTATGACAAGTTTTCCTTCGATACGGAGTCTCTGGCTAATGGATATAGAGAAGACAGGGGCTTAGAACAGCTAAAGATTTATTTTGATAAACTATATTCTCTGCATGGACAAAAGTTCGATGGAGAACTAATTAATACTGATGACTTGGTCAGCAGACTTCCTTCTCACTACACCGAACTTCCTTGGGTAGACAGTAGGCTTTACAATGGCCACATGACTACCGAAGAACATTATAATAAATTCTACTCAGAGCTTAAGATTTACTAAAGTATACTTTCTAGGATAAAGAAATACAATGGCATACAAGATACTGTTTGTGGTTGCTCACCCGGATGACGAAAGCCTGTGGATAGGGGGAATTCTAAATTTCCTCAGCAATAGAGAAGAAGTAGAGCCTTATGTTTTGTGCGCAACTGGGAGACATCATCCAGAGAGATACAAAGAATTTGAAAGTGTTATGAATCTAATTGGAATAGATAACTGGTACGTTGCCGATGAAGATATTCCAGAAAGAGGTGGAATTCCTCTTAATGAATTCCCAAAGTCTTTTGTCAATGGTCTTGAAAGCCTAGAACTAAATCCTGAAGATATAGATGTCATAATAACCCACCCCTTCCATGGTGACGAGCATCTTCATGGCCAACACGCTGAGCTATTTGCGGGGTTGTTTTATCTCTGTAAAGATAAAGGTGTCCCCTTCGGTTTCTTTTCAACAGTTGTCATAAGGTACTATTCATTAAAGCCGTTGCTGATGCACATGAAAAGAGACGGAGGAACCCACTTGATAAATTACTCTTCATGCGAATCCATACCCCATACCGGCTACGGGCATCATATAGTTGACTGTTCTACTATTACTCCAAAATATTTCTATCAGTTTAAAATTGATTCAAAAATAAAATCTGAAATGCTGTCACTATATAAATCTATAAATCAAGAAGAACATCAAAAAGGATACGCCTCTTGGGACAGCGACGTTGAGGGCATTTACTTTATGAACGAAAAAGCGGCCCATCCGTTTTCAGAAATATACGACAACATGGACGCCCCCGCTGGAAACGCCATATGTGGAATGCCTTTCGGGAGTTAACATGACAATACTTATAACCGGTGGGACCGGGTTTTTAGGCAGAAGCCTACTGAGAGAATGTCTGAATAACGACATGGATGTTGTAGCATTGTCTCATTCTGAAATACGAGACAAAGAGTTGCAGTTAGAACATCCAGAAGTAAAATCTTACTGCGTGGACATATCTACGGATGGTGAAATTTTAGATAGAATCGTAGAGCAGAATAGAGTTGAATATATAGTACACTGTGCTGCCATGAAACATATAGGGATATGCGAAAATAACCCTACAAAAGCTATAGAAGTAAATATTAACGGCAGCAGAAATATAATTAGCGTGGCTAAAAAAAATAAGGTGAAAAATATTATTGCTGTAAGTACTGACAAAGCCATAAACCCTTCCTGTGTATACGGTTCTACAAAACTTCTTATGGAGAAGGTGATGCTGGAGAACGGCTTCTCTGTCATACAGGGCGTGAACTTTTTCTTCTCCAGTGGCAGCGTTCTGGAAATATGGCACAACTGTGTAAAAAACAAAGAGCCTATAAAGGTCAACGTCAATGACACCGTAAGATATTTTGTTAGCGCAAGTGACGTTGCTAAAAAAATCTTGGAGAACCTAGACACCAAGTCTTCGTATATAAGTCTTGATAGCTGCTATAGAGTCAAGCTCCACAATTTGTCAGAGGCGTTTTGTGAATATCACAATGTCTATAAGATAGAAGACTACGTACCAATATCCGCTGAGAAGATTGTTGAAGAAGTTCCAGACGGTATTCGAAATATACATGAGCCAGATATGACAGAGCTTAAGGTCATGATATACAGACACTACAAGGATGGCATAGAGTAATGGTAGACTATTGTTTTGGACAGGATAGAGAAAAGTCAATTGACAAACTTAAGGCTCGTATAAAATTCGTCAAGAAGATGACGATAAAAAAAATAAAACAAGACCTAAAGCTTAGAGGTGTGGACCTCTCAACAATAAACTCCCTAAAAAAAGAAGAATGGACAAGTTTGTACATGTCTGTTTTGCAAGAGGAGCTAAATATGGTTATTAGGATAGGTGATTTAGAAATAGAACAGAGTAGTAAATATAATCTCCCTCGCAAAGGAATAGGGCTTGTTAATATTTCCCAATGGTATGGTAGATTTGGAAATAACCTCCAGCAATTAATTCACGCCTACTTATTATCTGATAAGTTTGATTGTGAGTTTTTTTACCAAAAACACCCTTACTTTAAGGCTAAAGACTGGGAAACATATGCATCACATGTAAAAAAGTGGTGTGGCATACCGTATTTTCATGTTGATGATACTCTTTTTTTTCGAACAGAGTTTGAAGAAAAGTATTTTAATGTTAACATACATGATGAAAGAAGAATATGCCGAGATAAAATAGCTAAAGAAATAATTAGTATTCCTAACTACGATATCCCAGAGGATGTTATTGTTATTCATATTAGAGGCGGTGATGTGTTTATGGAAAATCCGCACTCTGGATATTTACAACCCCCCTTGGCATACTATATCGCTATTATAGAAAAAGAAGCTATAACAGATTTATCAAAGGTTTGGATTGTTACTGAGGGCGGCCAGCCTCGCAACCCGGTAATTGACATATTGGAGAAGATGGGGTGTAAAATATTTATGGAGAGTCTAGCTTGGTCTGTTGTAATTTTGTCTAATGCTAAACGCGGTGTTCTTTGTAAAAGCAGCTTTTCCAAGTTCTCTTTCTTCCTTTCGAATAAGATTAAAAAACTATACGCTCCAGATTATGTTCTTGAAACAGACAGTTGGAAAGAACTTCTCGACATAAACTTATTTAGGGTTAACTTGCCAAACTATATTGAGCAAGGAACATGGGAAGCTTCCCAGAAACAATTGAGCACCATGATAAACTATGATTCAAATATTACTATAGATAAATTTGGAGAACAAACTAATGTCGATTGAACACTCAGACATGAAAATGTTCCTTAGATTTAGAGAATCGAATCCAGAGGGAACTAGCTGTGCTATACTCGGAGATGTTTCTCTGCACGGGAATCTCTACAGCCTGTCTGGAATGGATGAGTTTAAGAACCTTCTAGGCTTCGACACTGTACACACTTTTGATATTAATGGAAATCCTACCCACAAAATAAATCTAAACGACCCTGTGCCAGAAGAGCTTTATTCGCAGTATGACTGGGTGATAGATTCTGGAACCTTGTACTGCTGTTTCAACATAGCCATGGTTTGGAAAAATATCCTGTCCCTACTCAAAGAGTCCTCCTGCATAGTACACACGGGTAACCTGTCTGGATTCTATGGAAGGGGGTTTTATTCTTTAAGCCCCGCTTTGTTTAGAGATTTTTATAGGGCCAACAACTTTGAGATTTTAGGGATGGGAACTAAAACCAGACAAGTAAACCAGTGGCATGATTTCGACCCGAACAATACCTATCTAAACGAAGTATCTACAAGCTGTATGAAATTTCAAGAACGCTCTGGTTCTTTCATAGAATTTATCCCAAACGATTGCATGATTTATTGTTTTGCTAAAAGAGATAAGTCGACAGACTTTGTAGAGCCAGTACCACAGCATTTTATAGATACAGACGGAGCATAATAATGCCAACGTTTCCATCGCAAGAAGAAAGCCAAGCCATTCTAGAGACCGTGGTTAGTGGCGACGGTCTATACAAGTTTGATAATTTCCTAACCGACGAGGAGGTTGAATCCCTTCGTGAAGAAATGGAATCCCAGTTTTCTGAGTTGAACACTGGAGATGAATACTGTTGTGACGGCACGGTGACGCCCGGCTCCTACCCCTTTGGAAAAATTTGTAGAATACAGCGCCACAACCTAAACAGATTTCCCTCCATGTTAAATGTTCTTAACAACGCATGGTTTTCTATAATGGCTGATGCATACTATTATGGTAACGCAAACAAGCTTTTACAAGTATTTTTTAGCCACGAGTATTTGCTTCCAAGTCAGGTGGATGGAGTTACTAGAAATTCTGTTCTGCACTTTGACCCATACCAAGCATTCAAGTTTATGATTTACATTACCGACTGTGAAAAAGAAACCGGGGCTTTTAGATACATCAAGGGTTCTCAGATAGAATCCAAAAAGATTAGAAACTTATATCAAATGCACGAACTATTAAATGATAAATACACTCTTGAGTCCAACCCCTCTATGGGATACTCTGAGGAGGACGTGGTTTACGCCGAAGCCTCTAAAGGCTCCCTTCTGATATTTGACACCGACATTATTCACGGGGGCGGAATTCTTCAAGAAGAAGGCTCTGAAAGAATGGCGATAATTGCCCACAACAGGAGGGGATAAAATGGAACACGTCAACTCTTGGAGAGATTCTGCCGACGTTTTCAAGCAGCAGCTTTCTCTTAATATGCGAGAGCTACAGTCCTCGTATCCCGTCCACTGGAAACATTTGGTTAAGTCCCTAGAATTCTTGACAACCAAATGTGACGCAAGGAGACTGGTTGATATTGGCTGTGGGGCCGGTGTTTATTCTGAACTTATAAGAAAACACTTTCCCGAAATGTCTTACGTGGGATACGATTATTCTGATATCGCCCTAGAAATTGCTAGAGGAAGTTGGCCTTCAGATGCTGATTTTAGACTGGCTAAGTATCAAGACATATCTCCTTCCGACATGGAGGATGGAGATGTGATTGTTGTCAATGGCCTTCTGGATATTCTTCCAGACGGAGATGAGGCTCTAGAACATCTCCTGTCTCTTTCCTGTAAATTTTTACTACTTCAAAGAATTAACCTAACTTCTGAGCCAAGCAATCATAGGGTCTACAGGGCTTACAATGTTATAGACACTTATGAATATAGACATAACGTATCAAGCTTCTTCAAGCTTCTGAAGGGGCACGGATATTTATGTAAGTCTGATGAAATCATTGGATGTTCTGATTACCATGCTCTGAATGTTATGCTTTTCAAAAATGATTAACTTCGCACATATAAATAACTACACAATAGATACCTCCATATTTTCAAATCTTCTTCATGATAAAATCGTAACTGAGTTTGAAGAAAGGTTTGCTGATTACGTAGGTGCAAAATATGCGTGCATGGCAAACAGTGCCTCTAGTTTAATATATCTGGTAGGAAAAATATTTACAAGAACTTTTACAATACCCAGCATGATACCCAATGTAGTTCCAAATGCAATCATAAATTCCAATTCGTATTTTAAGTTTACTGATGATGTCGACTGGGTTGGCGATTCATATACACTTTGCTATTCAAACCTGTTTAAGCAAAAGACAGTGGACTCTGCTCAGAAGGTAGAAAGAAACCAGTTTAAAAACGAATTCGACAATGAAATAGACACTATGATATTTAGCTTCTATCCTACAAAGCCCGTGGGTGGATGCGATGGTGGAATGATTGTGTCTGATGACGAGGGAATAATCGACCATTTTAAAATGTTTGTCATGAATGGGACAAATAGTCGTCACAATAACTGGGAAAGAAACATTGAGTTGTGTGGGTGGAAGATGCACCCAAATTCAATTCAGGCTTATATAGCCAACGAAAATCTTAAGAGGCTTGATGAGAAGCAAGAGAGGATGTCCGAGATTAGAAAACTATATAATGAAGCTTTCTCTCTGAAGAATACTAGTAATCATTTATATAGGATTCGTGTCTCTAACAACGACCTGTTTGTAAATCATATGAAGAAGAAGGAAATCTCTTGCGGAATACATTACAGGTGTTTGCATAACCACAAAGTATATGAGATGGATGCATTAAACTGTGGGGAGCCAATGCCCCTTTCTGAGAGAGCGAGTAAAGAGACAGTAAGCTTACCTTTTCATGAACAGTTAACAGATGAACAAATTAAATATGTCGTGGATGTCACCCATGCGTCTTCATATCTTATCTGACGATAACGGAACATTGGTTCCGATAGAATTCTCAGAACTTCCTTTTGAACCAAAGAGGGTGTTCTATGTAACTAATGTTCCCAAGGGAGAGGAAAGAGGGAATCACGCCCACTTCAGAACGCAACAAATTTTAGTGTGTGTGCAGGGACAGATTATAGTAAAACTCCACGATGGAAAGAAATTGTTTAAGAAGCTTCTTACTCCTAATGACGCCATATTTGTTGACAAAATGATTTGGGATTCACAAGTTTTTATGACCGGTGATGATGTATTGCTTTCGATATGTTCTACTCCATACGATAAGTCTGACTATATAGAAGATATGTCGTCATTTTTAGAAGCTAGGAGATACTTTAGATGAAAATTGGAATAATAATAGAAGACCTAAGCGCTTCGCACCTTTCTTATTGCTTGATTAAAAAGCTAAACGAAATAGTTTCTGAAGATAGTACAAATGATTATACGATATTTGTTCAAAATATAACTTCGCATGTTCTTCCACCCAGATTTGCTGTTATGAACACTACAGAACTTCCCTACTTTGATGGGACTTTAATAGCAACCAGCATTTCAACATGTCTCACAGCTATCAAATCTATCTCCCCGTCTAAGAAAATATTCTATGTATGGGACTTGGAATGGATGAGAGACACTGGAAGAAACTATGAACACAGCATACGAGCTTTTATAGACAAGTCAGTTGTTCTTGTCGCCCGAAGTGAAAGTCACTCCAAGGCTATAAAGAATTACTGCAACAAGACGCCTTCTTCTATAGTAGAAGATTTTAATATCAAAAAAATGATGGAGACTATAAACAATGAGATTTGCTGAAGACAATAAGGATTTCCTAGTCAGGGAATATGTAGAGAACGATAGAAGCACGTACTGGATTTCTGAGAAGCTGGGAACATATCCCAACAAGGTCAGGCGAGCATTGAAGTTTCTTGGGGTAGACTTAAAGAGCAAGAGCGAGGCTCAGTCAAACGCTCTTAAGTCTGGAAGACATAAGCATCCGACGAAGGGGCGGAAGAGAACAGAAGAAGAAAGAATCAAAATTAGCGAGGGCATGGCTAATCACTGGGAAAATATGCCAGAAGAAGAAAGAGAACGAAGGATTGAACTGGCTAAACAACAGTGGGACGAAATGACAGAGAACGAGAAGTTCGAATTGCGGAGTATGGCGGCGGAAGCCGTTCGCAGGGCCAGTCAGGAGGGTTCCAAAATTGAGAAATTCCTGAAACAAGGCTTGACAAGCGAAGGGTACGACGTTATATTTCACATGAAGGGTTTGATTCCGGCTGAGAACTTGGAGGTGGACCTGTTCGTTCCGTCCTTGAAGACGGCTATAGAAATCGACGGTCCAGCACACTTTCTTCCTATATGGGGAGAAGACAGCCTCCAAAAGAATATAAGGTCGGATGCCAAGAAGTCTGGCCTTATTCTGTCGAAAGGCTACTGTATGATTAGGGTCAAGCAGATAAATAAAAACATATCTGAAAAAAACAAGAGACAAACTCTAGCTTTGATATTAACAGAGCTAGATAAGATATCAAAAAAGTTCCCTATAAAATCAAAGAGGTACATAGAAATTGAGGCATAGAGAAATGGTAGACTATAAGAAGATGACGGTAAAAGAAATAAAACAAGACCTAGAGTCTAGAGGTGTAGACCTCTCAAAAACAGACTCTCTAAAAAAAGAAGAACTGGTAAGGCTACACATGTCTCTTTTGCAAGAGGAGCTAGAACAAGTGTTGGAAACTATTGACATGGAAAATGATTTTATTTCCGAAGACGCTTCTTTTGAAACCAATGACGAAAATGACGAGGATGAAGAATCAGACAGGCCATCTATCACCTCCCCCGAATGGCACGACTATGTGATGCAGTTCTTTCAACCCAACGAGCTTGTTGAAGGAAACCCAATCACCGCAGGGCTTAGACGAGTTGCCGAGCTTCTGCTTGGGGACATAATGGAATCCGGTCCTATCAATGTGGTAGCACCAAACAACGATGACGGGCCGGGAAGGGCAACCGTTACGTACAGGGTTATCTTTAACTGGATGAACAGCGGCGAGATGAGAACCTATGCCGACGCGGCGGATGTGTGGCATGGAAATACCGACGACCTTTTCTGTGCTCATCCCGTAGCAACCGCCAGCACTAGGGCGGAAGGGCGCGCTCTTCGAAAGGCTCTTAAGATTAGAGCGCTAGCAGCAGAGGAACTGTCTAAAAAGGATATTGTCAGTATCGTTAGACAGGCTATCGCCCCTAAGACTACTGACGGGGACTGGAACCCTGAAGACAGAATTAGTAGTCAGCAGATTGGATTCGTTGACAATAAGTGTAAGCAGCTTGATATAAATGTTCATGCCTTTATCAATAGCGGCAAAAACTCTTATTCTGAAATTGATAGTATTACTAAAAATACTGCGAGCGAAATGATTAGGCAACTGAATAAATATCAAAACGGTGATACTAGTCTTCCAGAAGAAATCTCTGGATACGATTCAGAATGGAGAAAGCAATGAAAGTATCTTACAAAAATGCGAGCGGTCGGCTAACCGCCGAATTTGAGTGCGACACCCAACGAGACCTGTTCGAGCAACTCGCTCGATTCCAAGAGGTTTTTGACGAGGGCGTCTGTGGAAAATGTGGTGCTGAAAACCTAAAGTTTGTTGTCAGAACCGTAGAAGATAATCACTACTATGAGATTAGATGTCTGGACTGCGGAGCAGTTTTGCAGTTTGGTTCTCATAAGAAGGGTGGAGGATTATTCCCCAAGAGAAAGGGGAAAGACGGAGACTGGCTTCCTGACAAGGGCTGGATGAAATGGGACGCCAAAAGTAAAAAGCTAGTGTAGAATCTCTGACAGTCCGAAAAAAGAAAGCCCCGGTTCTTACGAGCCGGGGCTTTTTTGTTGTCACCCATGACAACGACAATTAAATTTGTTGCAGCTTTCCTAGAGATATTCTAGGCTAACATATAGTCCGTAGCTGGTTTTACTACCAATGCTGTCTGGACTTGCGCTGAGTGCTATAAACCAATCGTGTTGAGTATCTGTAATAACGCTGCCGGAACCAGTTCCGCAATGCTCTCCACTGGTTGCTGGAGAATCTGATAGCGGAACTATGATACCAGTTCCACCAACTGTGTAAGCACTTGCTCCCAGTCTTACATCTCGGTTGGCTCCTCCGGTCATGCCGTCATGAACGTCTGTACCGTCATGAGCAGAATCTCCCCACCAAATCTCATCACCAGACCCCAATACTGTCAGGGTGTTGTTTGGATGAATTAGTTCGGCAACTCTGGTACTTACTCCGCTTGCCGGATAGTCTGCGTTAGTTCTATCAAAGATTCTCATTCTTACATTCTGTGTTTTCACAGCGCTTGCATGAGTAAATCTGATATTCAGTGGTGCTCTATAGTTTGGAATATATTTAAGTCCAGTACCATCTGGAGCACCAGTTATTATACCACTGTGACTATTTTTATACTTAATGTTATCTACCACTGGGCCCTGAGTGGAACCAGAAGAATCTGTAATGAATGTTGCGCCTTGGAATGCGCCAACCTCTACAGAACTACCAAAAGCACCGGAAAAAAATCCTAGTCCAGAACCTTGGGTATGCTCTATAGTATGGCCATCTCCAGCATAAAAGGCTATCGTTGCCATTGTTAAATCTCCTTGAGTTTTTGAGCTAGCTCATAGTATTATACACCATTTTCGACTTCTTATAGTACCCTCCCAGAGAGAACGGAACCTTGGTATTGATAGTTAAATGGTCACTATCAACGTACCTAGACTCTGGAATGACCCTAAAATCGAAACTTACTCTTGTTTGCCCCGTCATATTTTCTTTGTTCCCATGTGTCAAATTTGATGCGTCCCACTGAATCATTTCTCCATATTCTGCTTCGATTGGAGAAAAATCTCCCCAATCCTCCCTACTTTCAGACCACACGGTATTGGTTCCGTAAGCACTAGTCAAAGGAACGAAAAAGTTATCTTCTTTAACCTGTTCTGCCCATGAAGCATCCCTGTAATGCTTGTCTTTATGCCATTCTCCCACAGCTAAATTCCCCGGCAAATGCACACGAAATGTTGGTATGCTTTGATATACAACCGGCTCTCCATACAAACACTGTATATTCTCTTCTATAAATTTATCAAATAGCTTTTTCATCTTACTATAATTTTCATAAAATTTCTTGTGGAAAATAGTGCTCTGGTCTTCCTCTCTTTTGAACTTGCTATAGTTTTTAACAAAATGCAATTGTTGAAAATCTTTTGTACCAATCATGCTTCTTATGATTTGCAAAAAAGGAAAGTCATCTGTGAAGTAATACATTTTTTTCATGTTTATAATCCCTCCATATTAAACCAACTTATTGCGTCCTTATGGTCTTTAAGAAACTCTTTCCATACCCGCATAAAAGTCCTACTTCCTTTAAACAAGATGTTTCTATGTTCCTTTGTAGTTATATCGCACGCCTCTTTCCAGTCAAACATTTGGCATGGATACCACTCAACCCCATATGCATAATCCATCAACTCACTATTATAATGCTCTGGATTTGAAAATAACTTTCTATGATTAAACCAAGTAAAACTACCGTCATAAAACCATTCTTTTTTATTAAAAATATTTTTATCGTAGCCATGTATTGGAGAGCCTTTCCCCGCCTCTCCCTTTAAAACTCCTGCACATCCATATTCCCTCATAACGCTATCTATAAAATCCATATCGTCCAAGTTTCTTTTTAACATGAAAGATATCCACCTGCGTATGGCGTATAAATATCTTTGTCTTGACCTTCTCATTCCTTTTGCGTGGGCAAAAAATGTAATCTCCTCTTCTCTTTTAGATTCTACAACTCTTAACATATCGTAAAATGTTGTGCATTCTCTTAAGTGTCCATAGTTTCGCCTAATAATAAATTCAGGTTCCTTTTTATGTTCAAGCAAAGCCTTTCCCATTAAGTGTTCTGTATTGAGAAATCTATCAATTACTTCCTCTGCTGAATCAGAATGAAACTCGCCCCCTTTAGGCTCCACGGCTATTCCTACTATTATTTTTCCGTTGAACCTGTTTATGTATTGCGAAAGCGTATCTATATTCCATTTCCAATGCCAGTGAGCATCTGGACATGGAAATATGTGATACACTAAGTTTCTTATCATTAACATTCTACATTTATGTATCTAGATTCGTCATCAACAAACAAGTCTATTCCTGCTTCACGAGACTCTTCCCAGCACCATATTCCGTGTGAAGCTTTTGGTATATATACTTCTTCTGCATTAGACAAAAACGCAGCCCACCAAGAAAAAGTAGACTTAGACATGCACACCTTGTTAAAGGAGCTTATAAATGCAAAGTCTTTTGTTGGGCTTTGAGAGATTACCTTGCATCCTGTTTTTTTTGAAAACTCTATAATAAAATTGTGGTACGGCTCTTCTGTTACAACAAACACTTCTCTAGGATTTGCTAGGTCTATGACCTTTTGATAATACTCTTGACTCAAGCAGTGAGTTGAGCTACCAACATTATACTCAAAATAATCTCCCAGTCTTATATGAATAACTAGGTCGTCTTTAGATATTGATGGGTAATAGTCTGGCTGTCTAAACCATCTCCTCAACTTTTTTTTGTGTCGCTTAAAGTATTGATATTTTTGAAGATGGCCCCTCACAACTATTTTTCTACTGGAATTATTGTCTAGGTATTCCTGTAAATAATCATAGCCTATACGAGAATTGCATCCATCTACAACCTGAACTGGATGCTCGTATCTTTTTCCGCTTACTATTTCCTTTGTTGCCTCAAACCCGTGTATCGGCCCGCATATTAATTTAAAACCAAGACCCTCTGCCAATATCCTTCCAGTAGCATACTGAAACATATTGTTCCCCATTCTATCATTATATTCAACTTCTACGGACATCAAATTCCATGTCTTTCTCTTATAATAGATTCTTCCTGTTTCCACAAGGAATCGTCTTTAATAGAGCGCTCTGTGCTATTAAAAAATCTAATACACAAAGGGTAGATATCAGTAATATACATTCCGAACGTACCGTCAGAAGTGACATTAAGCCAGAAGTCCCAGTCTTCAAGACACTTCAAGTCTTCATCATACGTCTTAAACCTATCCCTTTTAATGAGAGCCTGAGACTCTAGATAAGAGTTTTCCTCAAGCGCCATCCTGCTGAAGTATATATTCTTAACAAAGAAGGAAGCGTTGCTTGCAGGACTTCCCTTTCTCCCCTCAAGTTTTCCATTTCTAATCCAGTGCCTGTACGCATCTTCTCTAGACAATCCTCGAAGGTCTACATAAAAATTAGTATAGAATTCCCAATCAAACTCTTGTGTGAAAAACTTTTTTGCTCCGTCCTTAATTGAAAATTCCGTATGACAGTTTGTTTTTATTGCCCAAAAATCTGAATACACAAACGAAAAGTTTAAGTAGCTTGGATTTCCTTCTATCTCTGTGAGTATATCCATCATTCTAGAAAGAAGATTTGCACAGGGACAACTATTACTGTCAGCTATAAAAACATATTCGCATCTTGATTTTTCAAAACCCTCATTTATTTTTGCCCCCCTAGTACTATCGTTATTGACTACTATTATTTCTTCTGGATTGTTTTGCTCTATTGCGGGAAGGCAATAGTTTTCAAACAACCAAGAATCTTTATGATTAAAAGGGACTATAACAGATACTGGAAGCTTACTCATACATAACCCTGTTCTACCCATTTTTTCCAGTTCGATTCTCTAAATGGAGAATTGCTGTAATTAACAACGTCTCCCATTCCAGACAACTCTGAACCGGACTCGTCATAAGTAAAGAAGTTAGAAAGATAACTTTCTATAGTGTATCTTTTTTGAAAAACTATAGACTTATACTTTTGTGAAAAAAGGCTGGAATGTTTAAACCAAAAAAATCCTCCAGCATAAATCCATCTGTGCTTTGAGTTAATAAAATACCATCCAAGTTTTTTCTCCTCAAAGGTTGATTTCATAATTCCAAAACATGGCTTCTCTAAAAGAATCCTATGAATTTTCTCTGTAGAAAATAAGTTATGTATCAACATCTTCTTTATCCAAGTCTTGTTTGCTTCAACGCTGTACCATCTCTTTTTTCTAACTGTTTCTCTTGTTACACCTTTGGCATGAGCGAAGAATGTGTATTCATTATTATCTAACGAATAAACCATATCCATCATCTTGTAAAGAGGGGCGCACTCTCCGAGGTTCTCGTTGTTTGGAGTTAAGTGAAATTCTATGTCGTTAAACCCCGCCTTGCTAAATTGTTCTTTTACTTCTTCGGGGTCATCAAACCCCTTGTCAGTGGCGATAAAAACAATCTTTTTATTATTAAATGAATCTTTAAATCTAGATAGTTCCTGTATATTCCATTTCCACATCTCCCCATGAAACGGAGCTATGTAGTATATTAGGTTGGTCTTGTATCTTTTTTTTTAATTCTTCCTGTAGCCGCCCCTACAATTGTACACAAGTTTCCGCTATCATAAATATTTTGAATGTCTACGACTTCCATCCCTTTGAAAAACAAATCTTTAAACACATCAATGGTAAATCTATAATAGTCCGTTGGATAGTTTTCTGAATTTCTAAAATTTATTCCCGGTACTGCTATTAGAAGTAGACCATGCTTCCTGAGAACCTTTCTCATATTTTCAATGCTAACCCAAAACTCTGGGTCGTTATTTAGCATGGATGAACACGCCACTATATCGAAAGATTCCTTATTGAATCTTTTAGTTATGTCATGAGCGTTTAATACTACGTCAACATTCTTCCCTTCCTTTATGTCTATTCCTATATATTCAGAATAAGAGGCAACATCTTTTATACTACCATTAATATCCATACAGCCTACATCTAAAATTCTAGGCTTATCTTTAGAGTATCTAGGTATTATCTCTTTATACCACTCAAGAACTTCCGGCGTCATGGTCTAAAGTTTCCTTCGTCTAGGCTTCCTCTTTTTAATCCTTTACTGACACTCCTGTAATGAAAGACAAAGCTATGCATGGCTATTCCAATATTGTTTCCGCCACCACTCCTAGAAACATTCCTGAAAAAGGATGACTCTTGGTGTGTCATAGGGTGTCTTTTTTCGTTAAACATTCCATAGGCCATCCAGCTTTTTGGTCGTCCCACCATACAGTAACCATTTATACGTTCTCGTATAACATTTTTACTCGAATATTTAGGAAGCCTATCTACCAACTTCTTTATATATTCGGGGTCGTCTGTCAATTCGTAATCTTTCACATGCCTATTAATCTTTTGCTTTCTCCTGTCTCCGGGCGCGTTTGTTAATGGGCCAAGAAACTCCCACCCATACCTAAAAGCCTTCCTAACTGGTGCAAACCAATTCTCTGGAAATAATAAGTCGCTGTTTCCTACAACAACGAACTCAGCCTTTATATCGTGCGCTCTTTTTATTCCCCAGTTCCAAGACCTAGTTACCCCTTTATTCTCGTCAAATATGTGTTGAATAATCCTAGTTTCATCCAGACCCTCAAGCCATCTATCATCCCAGTCTGGACTGGCGTCATCAATAACAATAGCCACAGAGTCGCTCTCGCTTCTTAAGAAGCTTTCTGTTGCTATCCTAGCATAATCAAACTGTCCATACGTTGGTATTATTCCAGCTACTAATGGCATGGTACTTCTACGAGGTCTTCTTTGTACATGTCTATGTAATGGTCGTCAGCGTAGTGTTCCCCAGAACCCATTCTTTTAAATGGAATCCCAGCCATTATTGCTGGAAAGGTAGAAAATGAACTTCTAGCTGACCCTATTATTTTACTTGTTTTTGACAGCAACAACATTTCTGCCAAAGCAACCCTTATTGCATAGTGACAATTTCTTATTGAACGAAACTTACCGTCACAATAATCATCAATCTTTATTATCCTATTCCCAAACATATCAACGAGCTTATTAAGAGTGAGTTGGCATTCTGTTGCTACATAAAAGTTGGCGTCTCTCTGTGCTTTCATCTCTTCCACAAACAGTTCGTACTTGGAGACGTTATGGGCAACGCTATGGTCTCCCCTCCTTACGTGGACACCAACCGTGTTCTCCCCTATCTCGCTTTCTACATCAGCAACTAGCTGAGACACCTCGTCGACTGGCTGTAACTTATAAAAGAACGGTCTGACGCTGTCCCAAAAATCAGAAGTCCAAGCTTGTATCTCTTGTTCAAAAGAAAACGGCTTATGACCACCGACCTTAACTATGTCATATTCTTCTAGCAGGGAAGGGTCTATGTACTCTAGATTTATCTGACTTACAACCGACCTTCCGTTTTCATGCCCGTCATCAAGCTCGTACTCATTCTTAAAAAGATGGTTGAAGTAGGCTCCACAACAGTCCCAAGGAATCCACCTTAGAACGAATCTAGCATCTAGAGATGAAGCCATTTTCATTGCGCAAATAAGATTTCTCAACTTGTTGCATAGCCCATTATGAGGGTCAGAAAGAATTATTCTATCCATCTTGTTCGGGCCATCTTCCAAGAGGGCAGGACTCTGAACTAAATTGAGCCTTCTTAGTTAAGAAACATCCGCACGACTTGTGAAGGCATTTGTTCCCGTCTCTAAAAAGACACTGGTCACATTGTTCCAGCCTGTTTTCATACTCTTCTTGAGAAACCTTTGCTCCGTCATTTGATATAAAATTTGTAATGGCCTTGCCAAAATTCCAAGCCTTTCGGATTATGTTTGGAGCTTCTATGCGTATCCTATTTTTAATATTTTCCTTATCTTTATCGGTAAGTACTGACTGACCCGGCCCCGCACCCATCTCCCACAGATTAAAATAATCCTCTCTGGTTTTGCATAGTTTGTGCCAGTGCCCTTCCTTGTCTACCAAGTGCCTTGAACACCAGCCGGGGCCATCGCATTCACAAGCCATGTCGGTTCCTTTTTAATTCGTTAACTCTAATCTAAAGCTGAAATTACAATCGCTTGCATCCAGTGGGTCGCATCCTTCACAGCAACATCCCGAATCGTTATCTCCGACTCCGGCAAATGCTCCAATTGCAACCGAAAGGGGACTACACGTACAGGCAACAGCAGTTCCCGACCTAATATGAGAAGTCTCATTACCATTGGTTAAGGCTAAAAAACAGTCGGGCAAGTCATATTCTATATAGGCATAAAAATTATCACATCCACCTTGGTTTTCTAAACAATATACAACTACTTTTGTAGTTTCTCCGCAATAAGTTACGCTTCCCCTCCACCAACTTCCCACGCTTTCCCCCGCTGCAACCCCCGTGCTAGGCTCGGCTCCGCTTCCATATGAAAGAGTAAATGTTGCACTATTTCCTAAATCACATGTGCTAGCAGCACTGCTCTCATCCATCAACCGCCCTGTTATATCGGCTTCTATACAACAGGCACAGCCACAATCATCGGGATTTACATCACAACATTTATAACAACGAATAGTGTCACTTCCGTATGTATCACTCTTGTACCCATCACAGTTGTTGCCGGGAACACCGTTTGGCGGCGGCGTGGCGCAGTCACAATCGTTTTGGCTTGTGTAAGTACAATGGTCTCCATCAGTATCCTCATCACCGTCTCCCTGAGTCCAAGTGGTTGCTGTAATTGTTTTAAACCAAACACAATGCCCGCAGTCACAAAGATGTGACGCAATAGAGGATGATAAAGAACTACTGCTGGAAGACAAAGAAGATTGACTTTCGGAACTAGAAGACGAAACAGAGGAAATACTACTGCTGCTAACAGAAGATATACTGCTAGAACTAACGCTACAGCATTCACAACCTTCTTTATATGTTACTGTCATCAGTCATTCCATGTGATATATCGTAATCTTCTCCAACAAAATCTTTTGCAGACTTTCTTCCTTTTGCTTGGTTCAGATTATTATTCCAGAGAGTGGATGTCTTCCCAATATGTTGAGACAGGGATGGTGAAAAATAATACGGAGGCTTTTTTATCCTATACAACCATCTACCAATAATATTATCTATATTTCTATCTCCATCATGACCTGTACAAACGGCATGATTTATACAATTTTTTGCTCTGTCTGGTGGAAAAAAGAATGTCTGAGCCATCCATAATTTTCCTCCATAGTTTCTTCTATAAAAACCCGGCTTATCTTCTGTATAGTGCGATGGAGTAAAAACTGAAACCAATCCAACATCTGCATTAGGCCATAAAACCTTCTCTAAAAAAATACGAACCCCTCTACAGAAAACGACATCGTCTTGTATCATGCCGTAACAATCTGCATCGGGGTATA